ATGGCGACATTTAAAGAAGTAGTCAGAAAAAGAAGAGGTGACGGAATGTATGCAGTTTACATTCGGGTAACACACAACCGTAAGATTGATTATATCAAGACGGATATGTATGTGCATGACGGACATCTAAAGGGTGGAGAAATTACCGACCAGATCGTGAGAGCAAAATGCTCTATCAGAATTAAAGAGTTTTTGGATAAACTGAATTTGAAGGACACGGATAACTGGACGGTAAAGCAAGTGATGGAGTTTATCAGCAGTAATGACAAAGTTCTGTTTTATCCGTACTGCGATGAATTTGTTAAGAATTTAAGAGGGAAAGGTAGGGATAAGACCGCCGAAGGGTACGAAGATGCGATCAAGTCATTCAAGAAGTTTTTTACCGACACTAATCTGGCTTTTCAGGATATAAAGAAGAAAGATTTAGGAAAATGGATTGAAACCCTTATGGAAACAGCAAGGGCAAAGCAGAAATACCCTTCCAACATGAAGGCAATATTTGACGCAGGACGTGATAAGTACAACGATTACGAGGATAATGTAATTTTTATTGCGAATAACCCATTTTACAAATTAGAAATTCCAAAATGTGATACTCCGCATAAGAAGGCTACCGATACAGATAGTATAAGGAAATTGTTTTCAGCCAATCCAAAGGGAGAAAGAGACGAAATAGCTCAGGATGTTGCTAAACTAATGATTTATATGGTCGGTATAAATACAATAGATTTATATGACATGGAGGACTGGAGATTCGAGGGCGGTAAATTACGTTATAACAGGCATAAAACAAGAACAGTAAGAGAAGATAAGGCATATACGGAGGTAACTGTCAGACCAGAGATTTTGTATTTATTTGAAAAGTATAAAGGTAAGAATGGTTATCTGTTTAACTTTAAACAAAGATATAGTACACCTAAAGGATTCTATGAAAATGTAAATAAGGGTTTGAAGCAGATTTGCGATGATGAAGGTATAAAAAAAATGACGACTAATACTTTGCGTCACTCTTGGGCTACTGTTGCCAAGAATTACTGTAAAGCATCGGATGAATTGATTGACTTTTGTTTGGTTCATGCTCCCGACAAGAAATTAGCTTGGAAGTATATAGATGTAGACTACTCACCTATTGATGAATTGAATAATCAGGTTTTAGATGTAATTTTTAATCCGAAAGTGGATAAAGGAAAGAAAAAGAAAGGTGGTAAGAATAAAGAGGAAGAAAAGTCAGTAATTAAGGAAGAAGCAGCATAAAATAATGAATTGTAAGAAGGAGAGCCGAAAACGCTCTCCTTTTTTGTTTTAAATCTGACTGGGAATTTTAGTTATACATACCTTTATTACGTTTAAAGGCACATACAGGACAAAGAGGGTTATCGCAAGGTTCACTTTCTTCTAACATTTCCTCAAAACTAGGTATTTTGGAAGAAAGAAGCTCGGCGAGGTCGGGAATTTTTTGGGAAATCACTTTTGCTAGTTCGGGTGGTAACTGGTCTAAATCAGGCACTTTACCTCCATTTTCTATGAGGCTTTTTAAAACTATTAAGGCTTCGAGAGGTGAATCGACAGATAGTTTGACAACCTTTACATTGCCCTTGTTCCTGTAATTTTCAAAGGCTTGTATTATAAGTCGTGAGATTAAATCATTTTCCCTCATTGCGTTCGTAAGTACTTTGACTGCGGTATCAAATATCTGAGGATTTTGAAAGTTACCGACATTTACAGAAATGCCTTGCATAACATCTTCTTCGTTTATAGCACCTCCCAGAACTAATGCAAAAGTAGTTTCATCATCCACAGCGTAAATGTATTCGTGCAAGAGTTGTACGCTTTCAATAACGTTATCAAACGCTTGATTACCTGTTGTTGCATTTTGTTTTTTAGTTCCCATAAAATTTCGTTTTATTAAAATTAGATATATTCGAGTTTTATTCTCGTCAAAATCGGTTTACCTATACTGCTAAATGGAGTTTTCCGTATGTGGATTTGACTTCTTTAGTATTGTTTTGGTAGCGGCAAATATAGGTCTGTGTCGTTTTGATGTCTTTATGTCCCATTAATGAACAGACCAAAACAATATCCAAAGTGATTTCATAGTTGGTAGTCGCAAAGGAACGGCGGGCATCGTGGCTGGAGATAAATTTATATTTGGCTCCTGTTTCGACTTTTCCTGCCCTGACGATCTTTACTTCACTATTTATTCCTGCTTTTTCGCAAATCTGCTTAATAACTTTGTTAAAAGTCTTTTGTGCGTATTTGAAGTTCATTTCTTCATTAATAAGTTGTTCTGTAACGGGGCAACTAATAGTGTGTACAACATTTTTCGTTTTTTGTGCGAAATATATTATCTCGGAATTAACTATATTGGTGCTATTCAAATGTATTACATCGGAATAACGCATACCTGTAAGGCAGGATAATAGAAACTGATTGCGTATTGTATGCTCGATTTCATTTTCGGGCTTATAATTTATAAGCAACTGAATTTCATCTAATGTAAGGTATGTGTTGATTACTCCTACTTTTTTAAGTGTAAGTATATCGGCAAAATCCTGACAAGGCAAATTTATTGCCTCACTGTATTTATTCAGGATAGCTTTGATATGGGCACAATAGGTTCTAGCCGAGTTTTGCGATACTTCGTCTAACAGGTATTCGACAAATTCGATCAGAAATAGTTTTGTAAGGTCGTTCCAATCGACTTCTGTATTATTGTTGTAGCTTTTCAGATGGTCGAGAACGTATCTTTCCCTAAAGTACTTTTTCTGAAATGCGGTTGTGAATTTTATATTTAGGTTCATGGCTTTATGTTTTTAATCAATTTTTTACTAAAGTGTCAAACTGAATGGATTTTACAAAGTCGATAATCTTCTGATGATGTTTGTCGGATATTTCGACAAGTTTACCTGTTGATTTATCTACCGATTCATTCAACGCACAGTTTAAGGTACTACGGTCTATTTCAATTCGTAGTGCTATTTTACTTATATTGAAAAATCCTAAACTCCAATTGTGTTTAAGATATTTCCATGCCTGTTCAAAAGTAAGTTCATTTTTATTCATAGTCTTGGTTTTTACGAAAAGTCATTGGTTTTTACGAAAAGTCGTTAATAATGAAATGGCATACAATTATTTCTATGATGATTGCATGCCATATTCTAGTGATATAATTAGAAGGTTGTTAAATCAAATCTATACTATTGTTGGAACAAGGTTCAATTTGCATACGATCTTTGGAATCGACAACGATATGCAGTTTTCCGTTTTGTTCGTAAATAAAATATTGCCGACATCCGATAATAATTGTTAATCGGTCGGCTTGCTCGGCATCTTTAAGATCGACTTGATAATTCATATTAATTCAATTTTGGGGTCTAGGTTTAAAAAAAGATTTATCAGACATAAACCTTGCATTATCACTCTTTTGTATTCTTATATACTTAAAAAATGATTCTTGTGTTGTATGTCCTGTAAGAAGCATTATCCTATACAATGGAATATTCTCAGGTTGAGAAGCAAAATATAGGTTTGTTGCAAAAGTTCGCCTCCCAGTATGGGGAGTAATTAGTTCATACAAAGAATATACACGTTTATATAATCTTTCCCCTCTTGTTTTTTCTACTGTAATTGGCTTTGTTAAATTAGCTTTTAAACATATCCTTCGTAATGTTAACCCAAATGATTGTTGTGACGGACTTTGAGGTAGCTTATATTTGTATTTTTCTAATATGTTTCTTACAACTGGATGTATTGGTATTTCAACTATATAATTTGTTTTCTGGGTTCGAACCACTATATTAGTACCTATTATATTAGGGCTTCTAAGATTGATTGTATCGCTAAAACGAAGTCCAGTATAGCACATTAAGACAAAATAGTCTCTTACGACTTCCGCTTTAGGAGATAATCTTTTCACGTCAATTATGGCTTTTATCTCTTTTTCAGAAAGAGCAATCGTCTCAGGAGCTTCCCCCTTTACAATAATCGACTGGTAGCCAGAATCAATTTTAAATTCACGACTTGCTTTATTTAGTATAGTTTGAAGTATTTGAAACTTACATCTGATAGTATTTGGACGGTATTTTTTTGGATGTTGCCTAAGAAATTCGACAAAATTCTCAGTGGTATGTTCGGTAAAATCAGAAACTTTTAGGTTTTTATTAAATTTTATTATTAATTCCTTAGTAACTCTGAGTCTATTTTTATACCTATCGCCACGCAGAGTTGTAGCTATTAATTTATCAATAAATTCTGTTATTTTCATATTATTTGTTTTTAGTTATACCGAAATGCGTTTAATTCAGATGCTTTTTTTCCGTATTTTGCTTTACAAAGGGCATCTGCATATTTTTCAGAACACCATTCACAAAATAAATTGTTACTGTCGGCTATATAGAATCGTGTTTTTGCATTTATTCGTATTACACCATTGTAGCCTCGAATAATCTTTGTAATTATCCAATTGTCGCTATTTATAACTGCTTTGATTGATATTTTTTTCATTTGTCGGAGGTTTAATTTGATTTTTGATTGATTTACTCGGCTGCTTATAATAAGATGCACCATTTACAGTTACCGTCTTTGGTTATCCATGTTTCGGTATAAGATACTTCTTTACGCCAACCGTTGAGATACCAGACGTATGATGTTTTGGCTTGAATTGCATCGGAATCCATCATTATTATTTCATGTACTGTTATCTCTGTGTCGCCTCTTTCAGTCAAAAGGTCGGACACAATTCTTTTTGCTTCATTATCAGTCATTTTGTCGGAGGTTTTAATTAATAAATTTGGTTGAAAAAATTATAATTTGTTTAATTCCTTATTTGTTGCTGTAATTACCAACAATCCTGCTTCTAACACTGAACCAGAGACATCAATAAGGCTGTTCATGCGATTTATAAATTTGTCTCCTTCGCCGTGTTGGTTTAGTGGATCACAGGTAACTAATTCGGGCATAAATATCTTTATATCGCAGCATTTGCCGATAGCTCTTACATATTCGGTGTCGCCTCTCCTTTTGGCTACCATTTTACCGTATTGGATCGCTTCTTTCCTTTTGTCGGCAGGGAAATATGAAGTGTTCGAGATATTAGAGTTATACCAATTTTCGACAAACATCGCTGTACCACCGTGATTGTGACCTAATCCGAAGGTATTTACTACATATCGGGGTTCGCCTACTGTGGTGTAGGTGTGTTTGCCGATAATGAGGTAGTTGTTGGGCTTTTCTTGAAAGTTTCGTAACTGACATTCTTTGGTGTGTACTTCGTCGCCTTCTCGTATGATTCGGTTGCCAGTCCAATATGGGAGGTTTTCGGCTGCATTACGAACTTCCTTTATCAGTGCCTTCATAGGATTTAAACCTGATTTACCACAATTTCTTTCACTCTGCTTTATCTTTCTCCATAGTTGTCCGTTGTGGTAGAAGTAGGTTTCCCTGCAATTATACTTTTTTACTTTGAAAGCAATTTGTACCTCACTGTATTCTAGCTTTTGGAGGTTTACAGTAATGGTTTCCTGTTCTACTTTGGTTCTTTGTAGTTTATGTTTACTACTCGGAAAGTAGGCTGTCTCGTATTTGAGATTAACTTGTATTTGAATATTTTCCATTTGGTCGGAGGTTTTATGTTTCAGATTAATAGTCTTGGTCGGATTCTTGCGAATGTTCAAAATAGATTTCGGGTTCGGACGTTACGTTATAGATATAGTTCCCGAATTGTACCAGTAATGCACCTTTGCCGTAAAATTGTTTTTTCATTCCTTCGGGGCTTCCCGTTGCACTGAAATTAGCAAAGGGGGATAAGTCTATATTGCTTTCCGCTAAGTGGCGTAAAGGGCGTTTTTTTGCATCCCTTGCATACGGATTGATATAAGATAGTTTGTCTGTTATTTGACAAAGGGTTTCAAAGTCCATAACTGATAAATCATATTGCAATCCGTTTTGGTCGATTAATAATAACTTTCCGTGCAGATAACATATTTCATCATAAATTGAAGTGTCGGATTTGATTTTCAAACATGGCTCGCTCACATATTCTGACGGTTCGCCTATCCAGTTGGTAAGTTTCTCCAGTCGGTTTTCTACTTGTTCAAATAGTTCGTTGTATCGCTCGTTGAATGTTTTTGTTTCCATAATTCTGGTCGGGGATTATTAAATTGTTTTATTTCTCGGCTTCGTTATAATAGATTGTTAAAGTCCAGCCTTTAGTAGATTCAGATTGTAGAATTTTCATAATAACACATCGTCCGTCTGTTGTATTATCAGTAAGCCATTCGTTTACACTATTTTCAAGTTTCTCTACTTCGTTGTGAGTGAATATTTTAATTTTCTGTTTATACATGATTCATTTTTTTAGTTGATTTTTCGCTTCCCTAAATTCGTTTTTACTGTCCTCAAATTTTGCTGCTACTGCTTCACAAATGGCTTCCAGTTGTGCAGTAGTAGCTTCTTTAATCCATTCGTAATTTTGATATACAGGTGTTTGCGTGATTTCCCCGTTCTGTAAGTCAATGGCAATTGACATTATTTCTGTACCAAAATCGGCAATGATGGCTACATACTGAAAATTGAGTTCTAGTGCCAGAATATCGACTGTTACGGGTTCGAGGTCTGCACTTTCCCATGTGGTGCAAATCTGATTATCTTGAAAATTGACACGGTATAATTGTGTCATAGTTAAGTTGTAGCCATCTTTTTGGAGTTTTTCTTCTACAAAATGACGGGGATTTATTACAGTGTAACCACCTTCAAAAACGATATTATTATCTTGAACTACATATCTAGTCAGCTTTTGAAGGGTAAAACTTTGCATTGCTTTTTCGCCTCCAAAATAAAGATGTGCTGTGTCGATGGTGTCAATTGCGTTCGATACGTCCAGTTTGTTCATGTTGCGAGTGTTCCAATAGTCGTACCCTGCCATTTTGCAAATTTCCCTGAGCTTAATTGTCTTGTAATCTGCTTGGCAAATGAAGTATTTATATGCTTCGGTTCTCAACTCTTTGTCTGACTTGCTATTCTGGTCGATTGCATCAAGTATTTGGTAACTCAATTCTTTGTATTCAACTTCATAATCCTTACTTTGGATATAGTTGATTACTGCCTGACGGAATTTTTCGGATTCCGTCAGGTATTGTTTGTAGGTTAGATTTTTCATTGTCTATACTGAATAATTGGTTAATAAATCTTTTATTTTCCATTCTGCGGAGGGGTAGGCTTGCCAACATTCGTTGTTGGGCGACCATCGGAAACCGCTACTTTTGAGGGCTGTTCTCATTTTCTCGTCAGGTTTTGAGGGGAAAAACAATTTTATCCGATTTTCGGCAATGTCTTTTTCGACTGTTACCCCGTTGATGGTATAGGATTCGTTTTCTTTCCCTTCGGCATCGAGGCGTTTTTGCAGTTCGGCGATTCGGGCTTCTGTATTTTTGATTTTGGCATTGTTATTAGATAATTGCCATGTCTGAAACCCTTTTTTCTCATAAGAATATGTCGGATTGAGAAGTATATAAGCAGTTGCTTTTGAAATACCGAAGTTTGTCAATTCGTCAGAAACTTCTTCCTCTGTTAGTTTTTTGTTACGAACAACTTTGTTTATGGCTTTCATTGTCTCTTGCCATTCTTTTAGCTCGGACAATTTTTCTTCCTGTTCTTCGATCTCTGAACTAAGGGAGTAGTTTTTCTTTTTCTCCCATCGTTTTACTCTTTGGGTAATATTCTCACGCCATTCTGAAAACCTTTTATAATGATTGTCAGCCCAACGATTCAATTTTTCCATTCTTCGGACAGGGAAGTTTGATGCACCCGAAATAAACGATGAATAAATGGGTGTCTGTGAACCGAGCCATGCACGATATAGTGAAATGTATTTAGTTGTTACCCAATCATGGTATTCGGTAGGGATTTGTGACAGTAGATTTTTGACAGTAGATTTTTGAGGTCGTTCGAGTAATCGTTTATATTTCGTTCTGCGGTTGCCTCTGGGTTTGAATAAATGCCACTGCAAGCTCTTACTGCTAGGTCTTTTAAATCTCTAATTTCTTTCATTTTGTCGGAGGTTTTTATATGATTATTTAGTAATATTTTGAAATGAAATAGTTTGATGCTTTGCCCGTAGGGAATGGATAAGCATTTCGATGTCGAAATCGGGTTTTATTTTTTCGCTATCGTTCCAGATGATTTTTTCTCCTGAATAAAAATATGTTTCTATCCATCTGCCAGAAGATATAATTTCAAATGTCATGGATGATACTCTTTGAAGTTGTTTGATTTGTTCGGAATAGTAGTGCAATAGATTTTTAACTTTTGGAAGGCTCTTTTTAGCTTTTTCAAATTCGGCAATACTTTTCCCTTCTAAGAGTGCATTATTCAAAAGAAACGTCTCTAAACAATCGAAACCGATGCTATATGTTTTATTATCCTTTTCTCCTTTTACGATTGCAATGTTTGCAAGCGGTTTGAAGCAATTTTGACAACAATGCCCTAAACTTTCGAGTATGGGGATATAAAATTTATCCATTAATGTGTAGGTCTGTTCAAGAGACATATTACGTTCTATTATCTTTTTCATTTTGTCGGAGGTATTATATAAGAATATCCAGACGGTTGAACGGCAAGCGATCTCTACGGGTAGCAATTTTAAATCGTCCGTTTTGTCTATGATTATTCTTTCAGGTTTAATTATTTGTTTTCTTTTTTCGGATAGTCGGCTAAATGTTCTCTTATTTCACTTTTAGAAATGGTTCGGATAACTAAGCCTGTTTTTCGGTGTTTGATAAGGGTTGTTTTGTACAAGTCCTCAAAATCGCCTGTATTATAACTATCGCCTGCGATTGCTTTGCATTGGTTGGATAATGGGCTTTCGGTGCTGATTAGCAGTGTACAGTCGGGTTTGATGATATTTTCTTCCGAAAAACTTTTGTCTCTATCTTCAATAGCTATTTCTTCTTCGTTATATTCTCCGTATAATGAGCCGTCTATATATAACTGAAACTTTTTCCAAAAAGGGTTATATATTACGTCTGCTTTTATAATACCGTCTTGGGTATTGACAAATATTGCATTCATATTTTTTTAATTTATTATGTAAATAATTACAGCGAAGGTTTTTATGCTTCGCCGTTCGGGTCGGGTGTTAATCGAAACAGGTTATTCGTTGTACGCCTCTTTCGTGGATAGGGTTGATAAATTTTATTCCTTCGTAATGGAGAAAGCCACCATCGTTCAGGATGCTTTTTAAGGCATCATAACCGCCTCTGGGGGTATAGGGTGTATTATCGTTTTCGTAGGCTAAATATCCCTTTCCTTCGATATAAAAACAGCAACCTATAACGGATGCAGCTTGTTTGTCGGAACATTGAAATTTATAATCGTGGTCTATCTGTACTATTTCGAGTTGGTTGTTCAGTTCGATTGTTACGGAGGTACGTTCATCTGTATTTTTCATGCTATTTTAATTTTCAATAGTTTATTAATAGATTCTTTATGCTTCTTTTTAGAGAATATCCACCCTTCGCCACATTTGAGGTGCTTGTTGAATTTTCCTCCCAAGTTTCCCAATTGTTCTTTGATAGGTTTGGTTTCTCCTATCAGTGCAAAGGCTTTTTCGGAATAGTCAATAATTTGTATATCCAGATTTTCGGGTATGGCTTTTTGTTCGGGTTGTTCGGTTGGCTTTTGTGGTCGTTCGGCTTTTATTCTTGCTTGTTTTTCAACAACTTTAAAAGGTTTATCCCATTTACCGATTGACATTCCATTATAGAAATTTGTATGGAAATAGTCGATTTGTGCATCACTATCATTAAAGTTGTATGTTTGGGCGAAATCGAAAGCATCTTGTAATATCTCCCTGCATAGCTCGGTCAGTCTGTCGTCTTTGCTGATATGGTAGTAATTGACATCGAAATTGAGGGTATTTTCATTGTAATATTTCTTTTGGCAATCGTCTAAATTGTCATATACAATAACGTCCTGCGGTGCTTCCAATAATGCTATATCGAGGCTGTTGTAGTCGGGTGCAGTTATTGAAAATTTATAGGTCGGATATTTTTCTTTTAAATATTCACGGACAATTTTTGCTATGTCCTTAGTCCTTAAATTTGAATTGTAGTTGTCACCCTTCCATCCCCACGCCGTGTAAAATTCGCTACGGGTGCTTTGTGCGGTTTCGTTGGTTTTCACGCTCAATTTACTTTTCCAGATCGAGAAAAGTATATCGTATTCGTTGTTTATTTCTTGCATGGTTTCTGTTTTGCCCCCTTTGTCGGGATGGTTCGCCAGTGCAAGTTTTTTATATTGGCTTTTTAAGTCCTCTAATGAGGTTATGTTACTGAAATGTTTCATATCTTTGTTTTGTTAATTGATTTCTTTTGTCGGAGGTTAGTTAATGTTTAGGGTGCGTGAATCTTTTGTCGGAGGTACGCACCCTTCTTTATTAGTTGTTTATTGCTTCAAAACGAAATCTTTTCCCTTTTTTTATTACTCTGAAATTGCTTTTCGTTCCTAAGACTTGCCATTCGGTAGGGCTTATTTCTTTTAGTTCTTTTTCACTATAAAAATATTGTTCGAGACATATTTTTATACCGTCCAAAGTTGGAGAAGATGCGAGTAGGATTGTAACCTTTTTAGGTGGGAACAGTTTATCAAATTCGTTTTTAAATTCTTCATCTTCGTTGTAGATTCTTTCAATTTCATCTACTATCATTTTATCTATTTTGGTACTCATTTGATTATGTTTTTAAATTGTTCATCATTGAATATATTTTCTAATTCTGCATTTATTGCAGCCTGTGAGGTTTCTTTGATTGTCGCTTTGCTTATTGGTGGTAACATGATGCAAACGGCTTTAAATACGATTTCTTCTCTTTGTGCGACATTGTTTCGAGCGTTGCAAAATGCTACGTTTTCATTTTCAGCGTCCACTATTTCGGTTGCATTTTTCTGTACGGTCACATTGTTTGGATAATCTACCGTATATGGAAAGGATATTTCAAATTTTTTCATTTGTCGGAGTTTTTGTTATTTACCATCTACAATGTCACCGCAAGCAATCCAAAGAATACGCTGTATATTTTCATCATGGCTGTTTAGTTCTTTGTCGTCCCAAGCTCCATAATCATAGAGTTCGTTCTTTAGTTGTTCGGGGTCAATTTTCTTTAGTTGCCGTTTTATTTCGGGTAATTCGCTGATTCGTTTTATATCTTCGGAACAGTCGCCAGCGTGAAAACCAATTGCAGCCAGTTTTTTAGTGATATTCAGACATTCTCTGATATAGTTGAATGATACTATCATAGTATTAATATTTTTTGACTGATAAACCTTTAGGACACATAGATAATGAATAGCCGTTTTTTATTAGTTCATTTATTACGGCTGCATTACTTTCATGTATCAATATTTTATACACACTACTATAATTATCTGTTATAGGTGTATTAAAAGATACTTTTATTTGATTGTTCGTTGTAAGTATCTGAACTGCTTTGTTAAAATCTTCTGTTTTCATTGTCGGAGGTAATAAAGTTGTTTAACTTGCTTTTTCGTAGATCGCTTCACCGTTGGAAAATTGAGCCGTTTTAATGAGTGCGAGTTGACAATATTCTGATAAAATTTGTTCAACTTGTTCGGTTAGTTCAGGAGTAGCAGAACGAACAAATTTTTCTATATTCTTTGATTGTATTTTCTGCATACCCACAGGCATTTTAGAATAATAATCTAAATCCGTATAGTCGAAATGTTTTAGAAAATCTTTATAATTATCAAATGAGTAGCCGTCTATCTGTATATCTGTTATATAGTCCAGTGTTGCACCTTCATAGCGTCCATTTGATATTATTATGTGGCAGACTACATTTATAGTCACGTCTCCAAACGTTTTATTTAGTGCTAAACTATGGATATATGAGCCGCCATAATAACGGCTCATTTTATGATTTACATTATCACTATCTAAAGTGTAATAGGTTGCTTTTTCGGTCAAATTTTCAAGCTCTGTAACGATATTCTCTTTTATTTCGTCAAAATACCATGAATCAAATATTTCGCTTTCGTTGGTACTCATGCCGATAGCATAATATTTTGTTGCTTCGTATTTACAGAAATTAGGTGCTGACATGGCTTTATGTTTTGAATATTAGACAATTAAGAAAGCTGTATTTCTTTGTTTTCGTTGAGGTCAAAAATCGAAATTTGTTCGTTTTCTATTCCGAAACTTGCGGCTTCGTCCAGATTTTGAAACACATTTACGGCATCAAAATAGAACATATCATTTGCGGAATTATACCAACCACCGATAATATTTGTGCCAACTGATAAAGCGTAATTTATGGCATTTTGTAGCCCTAATATTCCAAAGTTGTTCTGTGTTGCTTTGTAGGCTGCAACATAGCCGGATGTAATAAATTGTAAACTATTTAGATTGAAAGTAAAGCCAGAAGGGTTGTTTTTGGCTAATTGGAAAACGTTATCTGTTAACGTTTGAAGTTGAGAAGTTTTATAGATTGCAAAATTTTTCATAAATTTGCCCCGATTACGGCGGGGACTTTTGTTTTCCCGTAATTGAAAGTTTATACTTTCGATAGGGTTGTGAGGTCGCCAAACTTTAGCAACCCTATCTTTTTTTAGTTAGAATTAGCTCCCTAGTGTTAACCCAATAACAAAAGGGATGCAAGCATTTTAAAAGTCGTTTTGTCGCTATTTTAGTAGTTCGGTTGTTCATTCAACAAACCAGAACAAACAGGCTTACACAAGTGAGTTTTAGTGCTGCATATTGTTTTTTATAAATATTTGTGTTAGGTGCGTGTTTTGTTTTTCATCGGAATGGATTGCAACCCATATAACACGCTTACCGCTTGCGATGCGTCCGATTATTCTAATATTTTGGCTACTATTCAGGTCGATTCTCCCTTTCGCCAGACCCCCTTAGAATGGGTGTCTAATTTCAATACGTCAAAGAACACTAACCGACATAGGGATAATCGGCTCAATCCGATTTTCTCTGTTCATTTGCCTCTTTTCTCGGTAAACAGATAAAGCCGAGATACTAGATAATAAGAGATATATTGTAATTCATTTAACGAGCTTGGCAAGTGGCTCAACTTGGCAGATTTTTAAACGTTATATGTATCTGCAAAACGGACTTTTTTTTATTGAATTATCGCTATAACTCCCTTATTATTACAGTAGTAAAGATACAAAATAGGTTTTAAACTACCAACAAATTTGATGGAAAAATGTAACAATTGTTGCATTTTTAACAATATGCAATAGTCAGGCTTAACTTAAAAATATACAGGCATATAAGAGAATGCAAATACCCCTATTATAGAGACATTAATACTATTTGCAAGCCCCTAAATAAATGATTATATTTGTTTATAACTTAAAGAGGCATAAAGCCCTGAACATTGCTATAAGGCAGCGTTTAGGGCTATTTGCGTTAATACCTTAATACAATGAAATACAAGATACCTAAGACCGCACAGGAGCGACAAAACGAAATTGAGAAACTTTCTAATTTAGAGCGTTTTTGTTTAGACGCTTATATTGTAAGTAAGTTCCCAGCTTCCCAAAAGGTTGTTATTGCTTACGAGCAGAGCAGACCGAGAGAAGCACAAGCCAACCGCCAAAGTGTCTATACACAAGCTAGGAATTGGATTAATACGGACAAATGCAAATACTATATAGAGGATAGGAAAAAAGAACTATTTGCAACCGATCAGCACAGATACAGTACTACCCAAAACGAAGGGAACGAAACAGAAGCGGACACGGAAAACAACCCCACAGAATCAAACCGCACGAAGGGGGAAACAATTTCAGAATTAAATAAACTTGCAGACAACACAAATGATGTAAAATTGAAGGCTGAAATATTGCTAAAGATTAGCGATCTGGAGGGGTGGAAGAAGGAGAAGGAACAGACGGACGATAATACAATACGCTATTATTTACCGCTTAGATGTAACGTTTGCTCACTATATAAGGCAGCAAAGGAGCAGAAGGCAAAACAGCAAACATAACTAATTGACACAGTGGTTAAGTATGCTTATACATATAAGCGAACCCAACGAAAGAGCCTAAAGGACAGGGAGCAGACCAACCCGAAGCGAGCAAAAAGGGTACACCCCACCCCCTAGAAAAATGAGCAGAAAACCCAATTCATTGCAGATAAATTTTTTGGGTATTTTTTTGGTAGTATTGGGGGGGATTTTTACCTGTTTGTTTTTTGTGATCGGAGTGTTAAAAACATAGATAAATTATGATAGTGCGGATAGTCAATAAAATAACGATAATTGTGATTTCGGTTGTTTACATCGCTTCATTACTTGTTTTATGGTTATCCGAGCGAATCTATTGAAATATTCTCTTTATAAGATATATATAGTATGAAGTATTAATTTGTTGATATACAGAAATGTAATCAATTATAATATGCACGAATCGAGCATATATTGTCTACAAAACGTGCATACAATTATTAGGGTATGAGTATTAGAGAGTTTAATGAGGATAACCCATTTATTGAGAAGCTACAAGACATAAAGACTGGAACTAGGACTGCTATTTGTTCCAGAGGGAATATTGTTTCGATGGTGGACGATGATACTGGAGAGGTAAAAGGTCGGGGCTTTAATGCGGTAATCAGAGAGAAGCAATACGATTCGGAACGATTTGTAAAGATGTATGCGGCAGGACGAAAGGTATTGCCTAATTTAAGTGTAGCGGCAACCCGAATACTCTGGTATATAGTAGACCACATGGGATATGATGATATGATAACGCTAAATATCACTAAGATAAAAAAGGAAACAGGCTACAAAAGTAATGCTGCTATTTATAGGGCTATTTCGGAACTAAAGAATCATTGCGTCTTAGCTAATGCGTACCAAAATGGAATATATTATATCAATCCTGCCATGTTTTATCGTGGTAATAGGTTGAAACTTCTAATCTAGTTTTGATAAATAATTTATTTACTGGACAATGAATTATTTAACATATTTGTAGTAGTTTTGTCGAATGTGATGTTTGTGTATTTATAATGTTGTAACCCAATATTATATAATACAGGTTGATAGTTGTTACCATTGAATTAAAAATAATATTATGAAAATTAGACTAAGTAAAGATTTTAAGGTTGAATTAAGTACATTAGTTCGATTTGAATGGAGAAAATACTATCCTGTATTAATAATACACGAAAGATTCGAGAAGATTATAAAATACACTATTTGGGCAATAATTATTATTACAATTCTAAGTTCATTATTAGTATTTCAGAATTGTATTTGTAGTTTAATTTTAGCTATAACATTATTTTTATTGCAAAAGTTATTTGAGAAAACAATATTTGAATATACAACTGTTGTTTTTGCCCCACTTCCTGACTTTGCAATTGATAATACGCAGTGGCTTACTAATGCTTTTCTAATACCAACTAATGAGGATGACACTTATGACAAATCACTTCCCGCAACGTTCTCTATTTGCTTCCGAGACGAAAATTACGCAAAAAAAGTATTTGAATTATTTAAACAATGGAATTATGAAGAAGATAATGATACTGAAAATAATATTATAATATCTTTCGTAGTAGAGCCTAATGAAAAGTATTCAACATATATATATCAAAACCCTAGAAGAAAAAATCCTGATAAATATTTTGAAAAAGTAAAAGAAAAAAACAAATTGGAGAAATATGGAAAGCAACAACAAAGATTCTTAGTAGGGTTTATTTTAGGTAAGAAATTAGATTTTAAAAATGGGATGCTTATAAAATTGTTTCTTGATTTTCAAGAGCAAAATAAACTATTCAATTTTATGCCTTCTACGGAAATTACAGTAGATGGAAAAAAAGGAGTGAAATTTTTAAATACCTCAACAATAAACAAATATGGCTTTGAACTAAAAAAGAGAAACGAATTAACAAAAAAAGATTTTGAATATCATTATCCAATATAAATAAAACAAGGGGAACATTTCTGTTCCCCTCTGGCACAACATCATAGTTGATTACGGATGCCTATGAATGTTGCCCTGTTGAAAGGTACTGATTAATCAGTGCCTTTTTGTCGTCTCACGACGATAATTGAGTAATCAATTTTGTTCTCAGGTTAGCGAGATATTACAAATGTATTGTCCTTTACCTTATTTTTCTAATTTAGCAAGAGAGAGTTTTCGTAATTCCGAAAACTATTGAAAACTCTGTATTAATCGGGTCTTGGTATCAAATACTTTACCTTCCGGCAACCAAAAGCAATCTTCTAAAGTCGGGTTCTCTTTTTGTAAGCACCAATCTTTGACAAAGCAATAGATTGTATTCTGCGTTTTATTGATTGATTGTGTTCTTACTCCGGCTACTTCCCGTTGTACGATATTTCCTGTTTTGGCATTAAGTACCCAGACTTTATCGCCTTCTGCGAATTGTGTTTCGAGTGTCATGTGTCGTAATTAATTATTGGATTGGTATTTTTCTTTTTCTTCCATGATAATGGCTTGGTCTGCTTCTTCCGATATTGACTTTTGAGCTTGCATTATTCGGTCAACAGATGATTTGTAAGCCTGAATGATTTCTTCGATAAATATAGAATCGGGAACACCATTGCATACTGCATAATAAGCCGCAAATTCCAAGTGTAGGATGTTTTGACCTTCTTCTGTTTTAATCTCATTGGAAATCCAGATAAATAACGGATTATCTTCACGAAAGCTAATACTCCAATTGCCATTTACTGTTGTAATCTTAACAGACCGTAGTTTTTGTCCCTTCTCAAATTTGATAATAAAGTTGCCGATTTGCGTTGATTTATCATTCTTACTTTTAAAGTTGTTTGGTTTGTTACTCATAGTGTAATTTTACTTAGTAATGTTATATAATTCGTCAATTCAAATGCTTGGTTACTATATAAATGTAATAAAAAAAAGGCAGTTATCCAAATTTGGATATTGACAGAAAAACAGCTATATTTATATAGACTTAACACAAACTATACGTTGAAAATACGAGCCGCTTTTGATGTCGGCAAGGATGGGGCTTTTGTGGTTTTTCGGGATGAAAAGCCAATAGAGAAAACCGTGATGCCGACAGTTGGGAATCAGATAGATTTGACCCTAATACGTGATATACTCAGGAAATACGATTGCGAAAACATTCATGTAGTCATTGAAGATGTACATGCGATTTTCGGTGCGGCGGCGAAATCGACTTTTAACTTCGGCTGGTCGCTGGGAATACTGGAGGGAATGCTTGCGGGGATGGGAATACCTTACACAAAAGTAGCCCCGAAGGTATGGCAGAAAGAAATGTGGCAAGGGGTTTCGCCTGTTTATAAATCGGGTAAGGCGATAGATACTAAGGCTACTTCTTTGATAGCGGCAAAAAGATTATTCCCGAACGAGGATTTAAGAAAATCAGGAAGGGCAACATTACCGCATGACGGGATTGTTGATGCTTTGTTGATGGCTGAGTATTGTCGGAGAAAGTTTTGAGATCATAGCTTACTAAGGTCATCTGATATTCGGCACAAATCTTCAAATTCGATAAAAGATAAAGAACATTGTGCATCCTGATTTACTAAAATAAGGTTGTCATTTTTCTTTACTAATACTATTTCGTCAAATTTAGGATATATATTTTTTATCTTTAAACAATTTTCGTCACAAAACTCAGATTTTACACCTCTTTCCCGAATCAACTTCCGCAAACATTCTACAACATTTATATAAAGTTCAGCATTAGTGTCAGTAAACGAGTTATAATTACAATCAGTTTCCATTTTTAATATTTTAATTTACTGCGAAGATAATGGAAATCATTTAATACTTGCAATTTCTTATTTCTTTACTAAGTATGAGACTAAATTGAAAAGTACTACTGTTTTGAAGTAGCTAAATTTCAGGCTAATATCAACGGTTGCAGTTCCAATACGTTCAATATAATTATCATAATATTCGTTTGTGATTATTGTATCTAGGTTATTTACAAACGGTAAGCCTGTAATACTACACATTTCCTCATAGGACATTTTTTCAACTGTTTTCTTGTCATATCCTTTATCTGCCAATACTTTAGCGGTATTTATGGATTCATCCCATAAAGCCTTGTTTGTTTGTTCTAATTCACTGGGTGTTTTAGATATTGATACAAGTAAAACTCCTAATATATTCTTAATAATATTTGAGTTGACTGTGGATTTACCTGTTTCAAAATCTGAGATTGTTGCCTCCCTGACTCCTATTTTTTCGGCTAACTGTTTTTGTGTCATTCCTAATTCTTCCCTTCTCTCCCGAAGAATTGTGTGCAACTCTTTCACTGCTAAATCTGTCGTCATATTCTTTTTCATAATATTATATTTAAAATTTTCTGTAAACTTACGCAATAGCGTATGAAAAAACAATAGTAAATATGTTAAATATTACGCATAAGCGTAAGTTTGTTTTCTATTATAACGATATTATGTAAATACCGCATGAGTTTGCGTTTAATGATATAGGTGGGGTCTTTGTATTCCTTATCGGTTCTGACTACTTCTACCCTCAACTTTCCGTGTTTATTACGGTAGGTAAAGTTAGCTTCAAACGTGACAGGGCTTTCGGCTGTCACTTTCTTCTTTCGGGTTTTCGTTTTGGTTTTCAATACTACACGCTCGTATTTATATACTTTGACCGCTTCGATCAATGTAAATGAAACCCGCCTTTGAAGGTCGGAGATTAGCCCTTTGGCTTGCATTTCGAGTAGAACAGCGTACCTTTCGGCTTCGGCTTGGGAAACGAAACTACCTAAGTGGTTGGTATATTTTATCTTCTTATCGGAGGTAATCAGTTTTGTTTTTACGGGTTTCATATCGGTATTTTAAATTATATCTGTATTGTAAACGGGTATCAAAATACAGCAACATCTTACATGGTAGCCTGAGAAAAATTCGTCTTTGGAATGAAATACGCCTACATTGTCGTCACATATTGTACAGGGGTAAGCACTTCCCCGAATGGTGTACCAACCGATAATTTCGGGTTTTGTGAGCCAGATACTATTGAGTGTATTATTATAAGCGTGAAAAATAGTCTGCTGCTCCAGACGGACAAGGTTGTCGAAGGATGAAATGTATATTCCCGAACCGAATGTTATTCCTTTGCTTAAAATGCGTTCTGCTTTAAAGCCCTGTTTTCTAAATGCGTCTAAGAGTAAGGGGGATTTATAGGGTGATTTGAACCAAGTAAGGTAATCGCTGAGAACCTGTGTCCGGCTCATGCCTTTTGCCAATCCTGCTGCGATATAGGCTTCGATTTCATAACTCATATTTGAGACGTATCGGTTTATCCTTTCTTGAAGGGTCTGCCCTGCTATGACAGAGCCTAGAAACAAAAGCAGAAACTTGTCTGATTTTTCTTCCGCTTCCTTTTCGTGTGCAAGTGTGTCTGCATATTTGCATCTTGTATAAATGATATTGAATATCTCTTTTCTGATTTCGTCATTTATAGATGAAACTTTTTCGTCCAGTTCTGAATTTGCCGAGAATTGAAAAGATTTACCCAAATAAGCATATACAAAGGCTTGGTCTATGAGCTTTCTTGTGTATCGCTGAATAATGGCTTTCAGGTCGGCATCGGAAAGAGCCATCTGGTCGATAACTCTTTCCATATACTTGATTGCTTCGGCTTGTCCCTTCCTCATTCTGCTGCTATCTTACGTTGGGTATTCGTTTTATTCATACCGTCATAAGGTTGCTGCATAGCGAGTGCTTCCCTTTCGTCTTTTTGTTCCTGCTCCTTCTGCTTTTTGAGGCGGTTCTGCTCGTCTGCTGCTGAGTAGACCGATACTTCGGATGCGGTTTCTTTTGAAGTAAAGCCCGATGTTACACCCATAACTAAGTTATTGGTAATCTCGTTATCGTTTTGGTGAACGTAGATGGATATATCGCCTCTGAGGTCTAGTTTTTTGAAATCGGAAACGGAATTGCCTTCTTCCATTGCATAGCCTTCTTTGAAAAGGGATATGATAGTATCGAACGACTTATTGTAAAAGTTTTTATCGTTTAATCCCTGTTCTATGGCTGGTGAATACATAATCTTTATAGTCACGCCGGGTAAATCTCCTGCGGGTGTTTCGGGGGGTAGTACGGTAAAGCTCCCCATCAGTATATATTTGAGGGTTTCTTTGAGTTGGAGTTCGAAGGAACTACTGGCATCTGCTCTCTCCATAAATTTTGCATCCCCTTCCTCATTATTGAATAACAATGCTCTGGCTTGTCCCGCCAAAGTGCCTTGAACCTCAACATCGCCTTTAATTATCATTATACGAAAGGCATAGGCTTTGTTATTTTCGAATAGCTGTGACAGGGCAAGTTCGAGTTTGTCGATCAAATCCTGAACGGCAGACCAACATGCACCATCTTCATTTTTAAGGTAAACGATTGGCATAGTTGTGAAGCCATGCGGTACGGGTGCATCTACGACGAACCAACCTTCTGTATCTGGAGTGTCTGATAAAGTCGGGAGGAAAGTCTTAGTGTCCCATACAATTGATTTTCCTGCTTTGGAATCCGTTGAATAAGAAAGCAATGTGCAATATTTTCCGTCCCAGACTTCCATATAAGGTACGTCCTCATTTCGCTCGAAGTCGTAGGCGGTGAAGCTGCGACCAAACAGACGGAGCTTGCCTTTGGCATCGAATACAGGGTGTAATCCGTCGCCTTTGAGAAATGAGAAAACACGATACGCAAACTGCTTGTTTTCCATGTAGGCACAGAATGCGGCATCGCCACAGGCTTTGACCGACTGGCAAAAATCGAACTTGGCGGTTTCCATATTCCGTTTATCCCAGCCTTGCTTGAACTTCATAAAGGTTTCGGCTTCGGAATCTGAGGGGTTGAGATTGTGATGTATGAATTTGATTTTGTCGCCGCAAAGGTGTGTGAGGTGTTTTTCGAGTATGACTTTCTGTAAGGGTACTGCGACTCTCTCGATGGGGACTTCTACTAGGCGTTTTTTACCTGTGGGTTCGCCGTTCCCATCTAGGATAGGCATTTCTTTTTTTATATCTTCGTAGTATGTAGGGTCGTTGATCTTATGTCCGTCAGGGTCTAGTTCTGCTAGGAACTCTGCCTGATAGACTTCCCTTCGGAATAGTTTTTTCGATTGAAAGCCACGATTGGGAAGGTTGCGGTAGAATCGTTCCCGTTGGTTATAGATTTGGTCTGAGGTTATTGGCATGGGGTTGTGTATTGTTTGTGTGTGTGTTAGTCAAATTTTATTTTGTGTTGTTGAATGTTCCGTGCTTTAAATTCGTCCATACTCAATTTTGAACACCACCATTCAAATATCAAATCGACATCTCTATTAAGTTTTGTAGCATAATATGGGTTTGATTCTACAAGATTGGCGATGGCTCGTTTATAGGCTTTTTCTACTTTCGGAAACATTTTTCTATCTCTTGCTATTCCTTTTTTATTAGACATGGGACACATAATGCAACCGATTCTGGTATATCCCATATCATAAAGTTCACAGTGCGGCAAGCCTCTAAATTTGAGGAAATCCCATACATCTTTATCACTCCATTCAAGAATTGGAGAAAGCATGATTTTGTCTTTCCCTTTGATACATGAAACCTCAGTTTCCTTATGAATTACAAACTGGTCGAATGATCCTGAGTATTTATAACCCGATAGTTCCAGTTCATTTCTTTTAGACCTTCTTACACTCTCGGCTTTTCTAATGCCGAGTATAGTTACCGTACCCGCACCTGATTGCTCTTTGAGTAAATCACAGCACCATCGGATTATTCGTGTTGGTAAGCATTTCTTTTTAGGTATGAGTTTATAAATACTTTCTTTGGGTCGGTGGAGTATAACGTCAGGGTAATATTTGCGAACAAACTTTATTACCTGCGGCGGGTCAACCGAAGTAAGATTCATGTGTGCCTGAAATTTTACTCCTGCCATTTTTGCTAGTTCATAAATTACTTGCGAGTCTTTACCTCCAGAGAATGCCAAATAAAAACCATCTTCCGAATCATACTTTAATGCTAATTTTTCAGCTTTCTTTATCAGACTGATTGAATATTCAATCTTGTGTTTTAAGTTCATTTTGTGTTAAGTATTGTGTGTGTTTATAGCATCCATACATTTTTTCTTATAGCTTTGGGATTCTTTACCTCGAAATATTCACGCATGAAAAAGGATTCCATAAAGTCGGGCGAGCGTCCGATCACTTTCTTCATTTCGACTTTTGAGATTAGCCGCCAATTCTTATCGGGGTCGGTATCGTCCTGTGCTACGGCTTTGCGTTCTTTCAGCAGAATGTTTTCGAGTGAAACATTTTTGTAGTTCTTGCCTGAGAATTTTTGTTTCAGGAGTGAGGCTTCTATACTGTAACCCCGTGCTTTCATGCGTTGGACGAACTTGTAGGCACATTCTGCTTTGAGGTTTTCGAACATCGCCCTGTCGCCATTGGTAGGCATTTCTTTATTATTGAACGGTCTTGCTCTCGGCATAAAGCCTTTAAATACTTGTCCCAGACCGTTGACATCGTAACAGAAGTTTTCTTCCAAAACACCATGCAGTTTGCAAAAATCTTTTGCATAGGCTACGGTCTTTTTTGCATCAACCGAAATAACCCGAACATCACGGGCATGGTAGCCTTCCCAATACCACATCACACACTTGTCGCCACCCTCGAAAGCCACATCACAGGTGACGCAGCGTAAACCTTCGTTGTGGTAGGAGTTTGCGAAGAAGTTCTCCATGTCCTCGAACGTTATCAATCCGAATCCTGCTGTTTTAAACTTCCAGTTCCCGCCTAAATCTCTTGATACTTGCTCGTCTGACTGATTGGCAAGGTTTCCCAAGTAATTGGGATCGGACTTCATTAGTTTAATATTTTCTTCGAGTTTACCTTCGATGAAGGTGACGGACTTGATAAACATATCTTCTTTGTTGCCAAACTGCTCGTATTCTTTTCGCCAGAGCTTGTCGATGCGTTCTTTTGCTTGCTCGTAGACTTCCTGTTTGGAATCACCCCAATAAATCTCGTTTACGGTGTCCCCATACATAAAGCAGTAGCGAAGTACTCCATTACGTTCGGGTATTGGGATTCCGTCTTCTGCAATCCACCAATCAATGAAAGTGGCTACCCATGAGTCGGGGTCGGGATTACACGTACCTCTGAATCTATTCTTAATATTGTGGGCGTTACGATTTGAGGTCAGCAGATATTTAAAGTATTCATAAGGCATGTGGGTAATCTCATCCACACCGACAAAGGACAGTTCAAGACCCTGAAAGCGTTTTTTGAAATCTTCGAAGGTGTCGGAATAGTAGTCGAATTTGAGTTTACCACCTGAATGGAAATTCCAAGTCATGTCCTGCTGGCTCTTATTATAAATGCCATATTGGGAATAGATACCGTCTGACTTATCGACGATACCGCCTGTTTTCCTTGAATCATCCTTTTCCTTGCGGAGCAGTGAAGCGTAGAAATTCGCATTGCGGATGTCGGGCAGGGCTTCCAATAACAGTGAATAAGTTTTTGAGCCTCCCCTTTTGCCCCCAAAGATGCAGATGTCGGCTTCGCACATTAAGAATAGTTCCTGACTGCCTTTCTGAGCGATGATATTCAGGGGTGAATCAAGTTCCCGAAGCTGGTTGATATAGTCTAAAGTGTAGACAGGTTCGGGAAATATGTAGTCCAGTTGTGTTATATTTTCCATCTAAGTATTAAAAATAAAAGCCCGATACTCCCCCCTAAAGAGAATATCGGGCTTACTGCCTCTATATTTGTATATTTATACATACAAATATAGCTATTTATGTATATATATCCAATAATATATCCTAAATCGTCCTATATTTGCATATTAATACAATTGTTTGTATATTTGTAATCACAATTAACCTTAGATGGACGGAAACGAAATATACACACAAACACAAACTGACAATTTCATTAATTCCTATGAGACAACAGACGGAAAACGATTCGAATGTCATTGTGGTGTACTTCTTTTTAAAGTGGTCGGCAATAAATTACAGTTTAAGTGCAGATACTCAAAATGCAAAAAGATACACGAAATCGACATACTTGAATTAGTGCATAAAATCAGGTCAGGAGAGGTTTAATACATATTGAGCATTTGCGGGTATATCGTTTGCTGTTCTCCACCAGCAAGGTTTTTCGATATTTCCCGCACGACATAAGGAAGTCTACTTCCGCAAACATATACTATAATGAGAGGCATAAAGCCCGATATACAGTTAACAAATAACTGTGCATCGGGCTTTTTTTATTAACACAAACTATTACAAAACACACATGGAGAAAGAAAAACTTTCCGCAGACTTAAAGGGATTGGTTGGAGAAACCAGCTTGTCAGACAGAACTTGGAACGACTATTTAGAACAATCAGTTATACCGCACCTTCCGAGCGAGGAAGATAAGATTGGCGACTATCTGGGAAAACATGCAATCGCTTTGAAGTCGATTAACGGTCAATTGAATAACGAAGTCGCCACACGGGTAAATGACTTTAAAAAGAACTACAAACCTGTTGCAGTTAACAGTGAGCAGTCAACAGTTGACAATCCAGACAAATCAGTACAACATGCCGATAATGAAAAGCTGACGGATTTGGAAACACGCCTGCAACGATTTGAGAAGGTAGAAGCTGAAAAGAAAGCCGCAAAAGCTAAAACCGAGAAACTGACGGAGGTCAAAAAACTGATGCAGAAAGAAGGTTCTACAAATGAAACGGTTATCGGCTTAATCCTTCCACAGTTAAAAATCCGAGAGGACTTAACAGCCGAAGATTTAGCCAAAGCAGGGAAAACGCTGTATGACAAAGCATACACCGACCTCTACGGTGAAACGTATGTTCCTGCATTTGGCGGTAACTCAACGCTAGGCTCACAAAAAGGCGATAAAGATGCTTACATGAAGCATTTAAAAGAAACAGGCAGAATAAAATAACCTAACACAAACACAAAACTCACAGCATGGGAACATTTAACACTTATGGGAATAAGTCAAAGAAATACGGCGGTGCTTACCCTGTATGGCTGACTGTTAGCCAGAAAGAAAGAAGCGGGGGTACGCTCGACGAATTACCTCCAGTCGGTACGGTGATACGCTCCGGCTCGCTTGTCAGCATTGACGGTGCGGGAGGAAAGGCAAAGATTGTCCCGACTTTCGAATTGGCTGAAAAAGTATTAGACACTCAAACCTACATCAAAGTGCATGCACACAAAAGCCATCCTGTACCGAAAGTAGGCATGAACATTATGAAAGCTCCCACAACTGTCGGTGGAACAGGTAAAGGAGCAACGATTATGGATGTAGAGCATGACCCTGTAAATAATATTTACATACTGACTATTGCAACAGGTCAATTAGGCACAGCAGCCATAGGCGACATTCTGGTTGAAGCCGATAAAGCGGATAACGGGGCGAAAATAGTTGCTGTACCAACAGGGTTAACCGAAAACGATGTCTGGATTGAAGATGGCGACTATGCCGCAACCCTCGCCAGTGTATTTCACGGCGAAATAATGGAAGATCGCATACAACCAATTCCCGATTGCATCAAAGCCGTTTTGCCACAAATCAAATTTCAAAAAGGAATCTAACCTATGACACCTAGAGACACAAACTATTACGACCTTATACGACATGGATTCGCTAACGAATCCTATCAGGAATTTGTAGATACCTATTTGGCAAGCCTGTATAACGGACGCAAGACCGACGGTTTCGAGTGGGATGCCGACATACAGATCGACTTCACGTACCACCAGATTCAGGCAGAATTAGGACTGAACACGATGCCTACTTATGTAGATATTGATTCACCGAGTGTATATAAACACCATGAAGGTTTCGAGCTTTCAAGCGGTACAATACCCCGTGCCAAACACGGTTATGCACTGAATGAGAAAATCCTTCGTGAAGAAATGATTTTCGCCCAGAGGACAGGGAAGTTTTCAACCAACCTCAGTCAAAAAATGAGGGATTTGGTTTTCGACCACACATCGAAACTGATAGGCGGTAACTACAACGGTTTGACATACCAGCGAGATCAGATGGTATCGACAGGCTCGTTCGTACTGGATGCGAGCAACAACCCTGCGGGTATCAAGAACATTACATTTTCGGCTAAGATTCCGACAACCAACCATGTGACGCTGACAGGCACTAAACGCTGGTTCACGGACGACAGTAATGTCGAAGGAACGGCAAGCGACCCGATCAAAGATTTGAAGAAACAAACCTACGATCTGAAACGCAAAGGGGTTTCAGCTATGCACTTCGAGGTGGATTACCTGACATTCCGCAGGACGATGGAACATTCCAAAATAAGGACTGCCATTGCACTGAATATTCATCCGATGGCTGATGCCGCAAATATTGCAGCTTTGGGTGCGGTTCTGGACGAATCGGTTGTGAAATCGAAACTGGAAGGTATAATCGGTTGCCCGATTAAGGTAATCGACAATATTGTAGCGGTTGAGAAATTCGACAAAGCGGAAGGCAAAGTCATTAAAGAACAAATACGCTCATTCAAATCGGATGTATGGGTATTAGTTCCAGACGGACAACTCGGCTCGATCAAAGCGGTAGAGCCTATCGCCATGCCCGACCCTGCGGCTCGATTGGCTTGGTACGACGGTGGACGCACTATTTTAAAACAATGGTACGATACCAGAACCAACACCCAATATATCGAATCGGAATTGACGGCATTGGTCGTACCTAACAAACCTCAGTACATGTTGTATTTGACTATCGCCTGAAAATGGAAATAGCAATCGACATAATCGGTGAAGGAAAAGTGGAAAAGGTGGCAGATTCCAATTCTGCCACTCTGACCGCTATCCCGAACGAAAACTGGACTTTCAAACATTTCCTGATCGGTAATACCGCAACATCTGAAAACCCAATATCAGTAACGGTTACAGAGGTAACGGCTGTATTCTATATCAGCATTGAGGACTATCTGAAAGGGTTGGTCGGCTTTGATGTTACAGAATCGGTTTTGAACTCGATCAGAATTTACCGTGAGATAAAAAAAAGGACGGATGTAGCCGAATTATCGACCAAACAAAGGGATTTGCTTTATGCAGACCTGTTGATGTGGGCTTCGACCTCTCCGACCTCATACACGGGGACGAAAGAGGCAGACGGTGGATGGTCGAAAACAGAAGCGAACAAAACGATTTCGGTAACGGATAAGAAACGCTTTGAAAATCTAGCCATGTCGATCTATAAGAAATATCTGGATAGAAAATATAACCCAAGTATAAAGATTGTAAACCTATGGTAGATAATCCGAGATTTCCCCACTATGTAAAGATATTCAGAGCAAAGACCGACACGAACGGTACGCCTGTAATCGACCCCGCAACGGGTGAGGAACTATTTGAATCCGTATTCGGGTCACAATGTGGTATGAGGGACATGGTACGGGGCTGGGATATTGATGTAGAGGTTGTCAAAGCCGATTACAAGCTGGCACTGCCAAAGCATAACATCATTATCAAAAAAGGGGATTATCTGGAATTTACCAACTCGATCACGGGTGAAGTGAAGAAAGGCAGGGTCGAAGAATCGAAAATCTTTAATCTGGGGGCGAACATCTGGTTTAATGAAAACGGAAACGGATAATTAATCAGTTAACAGTCAGCAGTAATCAGTTATCAATGAAAAGTATAGAGAAGCAGTTTGAGGATATACAGAACGATATTTATAAGGATATGTACTATTATATCGTACCTGAAATGACGAAGTTCGGTATAAGGATGGTTAGCGATGTATTACCTAACCAAGCCAAATACAGAAACCTGACGGGAAACACAATAACCTCGCTTGCCTTCGGAATCTATTACATGGGAAACCTTGAAATAATGGGATTCAATAATCACTACCCGCCACCGATACGCAATAAGCTAATCAAAGGAGAGGAACTGTTCGATTTTGAGGACTACGACGGAAATATACGGAAGTATTTTCGGGCTAAAGTACAGACTGACGCAGGCTACGGAACGAACACTTCGATGGAGTTTTTAAAAGGCTATCAATCAACCCGACAATTCGCCATCGTATTCACCACTGGAACGGAATACTCGGAATACTTGGAAAAAACACGCAAACTGAATGTACTCTCGGACGGCTACGATTATTCAATCACCGCATTTATAAAGAGCTTCAAACCTATCAGAAAATGAACCGCAATTTCGATATAGAAAAAATAGAAGATGTACTGGCAAACGCTGTGAAAGCGGGGATTGTAACGCAGAAGGTATTCAAAGGGCAACGCCCGAACGTAGATGCGAACATGAGCGATTTTGCAGTGGTATCGGTAGTAACCAGAGTAACGGACAGGGGGGCATTGGGGCGGTGTACATGCCGTATCGAACTGTTTGCAAAAAATCTGTCGAACGGAGAAAAGAACGGGACAAAACTCAGCCTGATGTACAACAAACTGACAGACATATTTCCGATACAGGACAATACCTACTTATTCGACATCTACCCTGTTACAATTCCATTGGGAAATGACGACTATGGCTACAATGTCATAGCCATCCAATTCGCAACACACATCAAAACTTTATAAAACACACTTAACACATGGCAGCAACCTTAACCAAAGCAGCACTCGACAAGGTATTTGTCGGTATTTCAAAAATTCAACTTGCACCTGTCGGAGCATTGGCAGTAACAACCTTTGATACTGCGGACGAAATCTTTACCGTAAAGGACAGTGTAAATTTCTCACAAGCTCAACCGAGTAAAACGGAAATCAAAGTCGATCAGTTTTCCGCACCCATAGCAGCGACTTATGAGGCGGGCGAGTTCTCGCTCACAGGGAGTATTCCGTCTATTGCCAAAGAAATTCTGGCATACTTCTTCAAAACAAATGCGGCTACTAATCCGGCTATAACAGGATTTACGAAAAGTACCGCTATCGACCTTGAAAACAAGATTATCAATGCGATGGTAAAGATCACGAACGCAGCCGGAGATATGGCAATCGTCATTCCACGCTGTGAGTTTATCGCAAACTTCGATTGGAGTTCGACTTCTTCCAACGCTTTTGCGGTAGCCTTTACAGCAACACCGAAAATGAATCCTGACGGCAAGGGGGATGTTCTTTTCTACGAGAAATGACACCCCCTAAATCCCCCGAATGGGGGACTTTCGCAAAGCGGTATAGCTAATCAGGAAAATACACAACACACAAACCTAAAAGGGAAGGGAAATTTCCTTCCCTTTTTTAATACAAAACTATGAAACAACCTAGAATACAAGACGAAAAGGAATTGCTTTCGATTCAGGAAAACGGCAAGGACAAACTGGTTATTCCACGAACAAACAAGGTTATCGCTATCGGATGGATGAAGGGCTACACCCTTGAAAAACTGTCGAAGCTGGAACTAAAGGAAGGTATCAAAGCGGAGGACACGGATTCGGAAAAAGTGATAGAGCAGCGTTCGAAGTTCCTAGCCAAAGCCGCTTCGCTGTGCATCCTGAACGGTATAAAGATTTTCTTTTTCCACTGGCTGTATTGGCGATACTTCTATTTCATCAAAGGGTATGCTTTCGACCAGCTAGAGCCTGTCATATCGCTTTCTAAAAAAAAAGTTCCTGCGGGAAGCTGGTACATAGCTTCTGCGTTGGTCGCTCGGATGAAGATAACGAACATGACAATGACGATGGAGGAAGCCGAGCGATTCCGACACGAACTTTCGTCGGAGCAAGGGCAGCCATAGGAAAAGACCATGCTTGGATATTAGCCCCTCTTACCCTGTTTTGGGGGCTTATCACGATTCCCGAATTTATGTACCGCTTCAAAGGCTCGGTAGCCAAATATGAGCTGATGGTTCTGGACGTGTCACGGGTAGTCTATGACAAAGAACCGAAGGACAAGCAGAACAAAACGAAGGCTGATGCTGAAAGCATACGGCTAAACGAGGAATCGCTGCGAAAAGCGAGAGAACGCCATAAAAAAACACAGTGGCAGGAAATGAAACTGTCAGACCTTAACACAAACACGTAATACTTCATGGCAAATATTGGAAACCTGAGCTTCGGTATCGGCGGTGACGATAAAGAACTGCGGAAGATTCTGGACGACAGGAAAAAGGATGCAATAGAATTGCAAAAGTTACTATCGTCTTTCAATGTAGGAGGCAAGCAAAACTCCAACCGTCAGCAAATGAATGACATTGTAAAGCTGACCGAGCAACGAAACAGGCTTGAACAATCGAACTTGCGGTTACAGGAAACACGGGACAGGGTAGCCGCTAATTCGCTGATCTCACAACAACGGGTCAATCAGGCAACCGAGCGAACCAATGCCCTGAACCTGCAAAGCCTGAGAGTAGATGCCGACAGGCTGGCTGCCGAACAACGCATCCGAACCGAGACGGAACGCACGGAAGCGGTTCGCCGAAGGCAACAAGTAAGTGCTGCACAGTTAGCCAGAATAGAACAAGACCGTATCAACAACGAAAGGTTAGCCCAACAACGGTTATTAACTGAGATACAACGCACGGAAGCAGCCAGACAAAGGGCTGCCATGATAGGATTGCAGGGTCAAAATTCGCTAAACGGAGCTTTGGGTCTGACAAACAGGACTATGTTCAATCAAAGAATCCTGCTGTCGGATTTATCGAGGCAGTTGGGTATTTATTTCTCTATATACCAAGTCGGGGCATTTGTCAAAGAACTGGCGATGGTATCGGGGGAGTTTGAGAAACAAAGGCTCTCGCTGACTGCCATGCTCCAAGACAAAGAAGCGGCAGACCGTATTTTCGGACAGATCAAAGATTTGGCTGTTTATTCCCCTTTCAATTTTAAACAATTGACCGACTATGCCAAACAGTTATCGGCATATTCGATTCCTGCGGACGAGCTATATGATACCATGAAACGCCTTGCGGACGTGTCGGCAGGGTTGGGCGTGGATATGAACCGCATTGTGCTTGCCTTTGGGCAAATAAGAGCATCCTCGATACTGAAGGGAACCGAACTCCGGCAGCTCGCCGAAACGGGACTGCCCATTGTGGATATGCTGATAAAGAAGTTTAAGGAACTCGGAGAGGAAACGGTTACAGCGGGGGATATATTCGACAAAATATCGAATAAGGAAGTTCCTTTTACCATGATAAAGGAAATCTTTCAGGACTTAACCAATGAGGGCGGTATGTTCTTCCAGATGCAAGAGATACAGGCGACATCGCTTGCGGGTAAGATTTCCAACTTACGGGATTCCTTCGATATTATGTTGGACAGTATCGGTTCGGCAAACAGCGATTTGCTGAAAGGCAGTGTGGACGGGCTTGTAAACCTGATGAATAATTGGGAGAAGTATTGGAATATTCTGAAAGGGATAATCATTACTTACGGTGCATACAAGGCTGCGGTTATCGTTGCAACGACAGGGGTACAGGTCTTGGCTTCGGCTCAGAAAGCCTATAATCTGCTTATGCTGAGTGCTGCTATTCAGGGTAACAAGCTGGGTGCGGTAATCGACCTGCTGACACTCAAATTCAACAACCTGAGTAAAGCTACAAAAATCGGGCTGGCTCTTTCAGCTATCGTTGCATTAGGCTATGCCTTAAAGTCGGCATACGACAATGCACACGAACTGGAAAACGCCCTGAAAGATATAGCCGGAAAGGTAAAAGGCGATGCCGATGCGTCGGTGGCAGCTATGGACTTGCTTCTGATTCGCCTGAAACATACCAATAAATATTCGAAAGAATACAGGGACATTATAGACGAGATCAATAAGAAATACGGCGAGTTCCTTCCCAACCTCATAAAAGAATCGGAAACCTACGACCAGATTGCAGCCAAACTTAAAAATGTAACGGCAGCTATCTATGAAAAGGCAAAGGCTCAGGCATATTCGCAGTCACTTGAAAAGCTCGAAACGAATCTGAGCGAGAATATTTCCAAAGCCTATAAATCTGCGATGGAGTCTTTGACTGAGAAACCGCTTATGGGCTTCGGGCAATATGTATTGTCGAAAGATCAGGCAAACAAGGTCGTAGCCGATATGTTTGCAGCGATACGCAATTCACCCGAACTGTACAGGCAGGAAAGAGAAGTCGAAAAACTGATCTCCGATTCTATGGCGAAGGCTTACGCCGCAGCAGGAAAAGGGAACAGTGTCAAAACATCTTTTGCCGACCTGTATAATATTACCCAACTGGACGGAATGATAAAGGGTGTAAAGAGTTATGCCGAAGAATTTACGATGCTTCCCGAAATACAGAAGGCTTATTTCAACGAAATAGAAGCAAGTTACGGGGCTAACGTCAATTATGCCAACAGCATCGAGCAGATTCAGCAGAAGTATGAGAAGCTAAATGCCGAACTGGATAAGAAGCCTTTTAAGGACAAAGGGGAATTTGATACCGCCAAATTGGAAAACCACAAGAATATGCTCTTGGAAATGATAGCGGCATATAAAGACTTCGGGCAATACAAGCTGGCAGAAAATGTACAAAAGCAATACGATGAACTGGCAAAAGCCAATGAGGGCTGGCGGGTAGAATTAAAAAACATTCTGGGTAATACACTGACTATTACCGCAGAAACAAACTTCAACGAGGTTGTCAAGGATATAAAGGATAAGTACAAGGAGGTAAAAGAGCGTATCGAAGCCCAAAAACCAATACTGATGGAAATGGGGCTGGACTTTAAAACAATGGCTTTCCCTTCGCCTATGAACGTATCACCCTCCAGACAACAAATGCTGAACGGTTACAAAAAAGATACGGACGATCTCAACAACCTGAACAAAGCGATCGAGGCGATAGGCTTGAACACAAGCGACTGGATTAAAACCAAAGGGGGCAGTTCTAAAAAGGACAGGTTTACCGAAGGGCTGAAAGACAAAATAGAGCTTATCAAAGAAGCTAAGAGCCAATACGAGGAACTGCAAACAGTGATGTCGAAGCCCGACGCTTTCGGTAAGATTTCGTCTATTCAGGGATATAAAGAAGTGAAGCAGACCGATATTTCGAAAGAGGGCTACAAGGATTATCTGAGAGGGAAGATAAAGGAGATCGAGAAGCATTTCGGCTCTAAGAAACTGACGGATGCGGCTAAGTCTCTGGTCGAATCGCTGAACAAGGAACTAAATGCTCTGGACTTTAAGGATATTACCGAAAACGCAAAGAAAGAGATCGACAAAATAGAGAAATTCCTTTCCCGCTATAAGGAGAAATACAGCACCTATAAGCAGCTTTCGGAAATCACAGGGGATAAGGGCAAAGCCGCAGAGCTTGTATTCGGTGATTCGTCCATGCCGATAAAGAACCACATCGACATGATGAAGGACAAATTGAAAGAATTGTCGGGCGGTGGTATCTACGAAGACTTACTGAAGGTTGACCCTGCAACTTTGACCGAACCCGTGCATAAAATGGTCGAAGATATTTCGGATGCGATTCAGGAACAGGATTTCGCCCTGAAAATCGACCTGTCGAAAATGATTGCCGATTACGCCACTACTGAGGAAAAAATCACATCTATCCATAACCAATATGAAACAAAACGGGAAGAAGCACGAAAAAGCGGTGCATCGGAAGATGTCATAAACAGATCGGTCGCCGCCTATGACAAAGCCGAAGCCGATGCAGTGGCGGAATTGCGTGAAGAACTGTGGCAGCTAACACCCTTTTACCGCCAGCTTTTCGGGGAACTGTCGGACATTAGCTACCGCCATTTGAAAAAAATGGTATCGGATGCCAAAGAAACCGTTACTCAAATTGCCAATACAAAAAATGAAGATGGTAGCCTGAAATACGGAAAGTATGACGAAAGGGGAAAACTGGAAGGTTACTATATGCCTAATCAGGATGGCAGTAAAAGCGATGTGCTTATCAATCTGAGGCAATATGAACGGATAATCACCCGAATCGCATCCGTACAGAAGGATATGCGGAAAGAAAACCCTTTCGACAGCCTTTTGCGTCCTTCAAGCGAATATAAGGTAGCCGAAGGGACAAGCGACGAGAAACAAATGCCTTTCCTAGACATTATGGGGTCGAAGGCTGCGGATTTGAACGCAATAGTGCAGGACGTGGGCGGTAGCCTTTCGGGTATGTTCGATGCTTTGGGGAATGAGGATGCTGCGGATGCGACAGCCTTTATCGGGGAAATGGTGGGGGCTGTCTCTAATGTGGCTATGGGTATTGCTTCGGGGAATCCTATTCAGGTAATACAAGGTATTATCGGCGGTATAACCGCTATTGCGAAAAACCATGATGCAAAGCTGGATAAAGCCATTAAAAAATCGCAGACACAGGTTAAGTACCTCAAAAATGAGTACTCCGAATTACAACGTGTGGTGGAACGCCAACTTGGAGCGATAAGCAGCAGTCAGGCAAAACAGCAAGTCCAAAACCTTGAAAAGCAGAAAAAGGAACTGCAAAGCCAACGCCAAAACGAGATAGACAAGAAGAAAACCGACTGGAACACGGTTGCAGACTACGAAAACCAAATTAGCGAAATCAAAGACCAGATCCGTTACTTCTATGAAGATTTGGCAGGGGAACAGTTTGGCATTAAGATAAAGGATTGGGCGAAGAATATTTCGGACGCACTTGTTGAGGCTTGGTCTAAGGGCGAGGATGCAGCAAAAGCCTTTGACGATACCGTTGCCGACATTATGCGGAACGTGTTTAAAAACGTATTGCAGTTACAGTATGTTGAACCGATGATGCAACAGTTAAGGACTTATATGTTCGGTACGGACGGTAAAGGGGGTATTCTGGGTGATGGCGACCTGAGTAAAAGTGATATGAACGGCTTGGTTCAGGAACTAACTAAACTCAAAGGTAATCTGAGTAATTGGCAAAGTGCTTGGGATTATCTCTGTGAAGCAGCCAAGCAAGCAGGGATTGACTTAGAGGAAAAGGTAAGTGACAGTGATACCTTGTCGAAAGGGATTCAAGCTGTCACGGAAGATACAGCGAACCTGTTGGCATCCTACATCAATGCGATGCGAGCCGATTTGTCACTTCAAAAGTCGATGGTTGAAAGAATAATGCTTTATGCGGAAAGGAATAATGACACTTTCGCTCTGATGCAAGCCGATATTATGCGTATTCAGATAAACACACTCGCTATTGCTACCAATACAAACCGACTTGTTGAAATTTCGGAAGATACCAATTCTCTTTTGCGTCGGGCAAGTACTAGCGGAAGCGGAGTAAAGTTCAACATCAATTAGTTTTCCACAATCGGGGAATTGTGCAAGAGTATGAGGTTGATAAATTCCGTACCGATTTGTGTATTTATATATTTGTCGAGGGACTTTACATTTTGTTTTTGTTGATGTGATTCAGGCAGCCTGATCGGGAAACTGTGAGGGCTGCTTTTACTGTAAAGTTCCAAAACGACACCCTCTTATATCAGTTCTGGGGAGATAATTAGAACGAGCCGTTACTTCAATTAGCGGCAAAACCGAGTGACAACACCCTTACTAAATGCCCTGCTCTGTCAGACAAGCCGACAACAGGCAACACCATGAAGCGAAAGCGAAAAAGTAAGGTCAGCGTGGAGACTGTATGTGCCAAAACTCTGAAAATTCTGAGAAACAGCGACTTATAACGCCTGAAAACGGACTGAAAACGACCGTCCGAGTATTTTTCTCTTAATTTTTTACCCTCTGTATTAATTATGGTGGAGAAGGGCTTGGAATGTGGTTGAATGAGAAAATAAGCAAATTAGAAAATGAATTTTAATTTGCTCATCTGCTAATTGAAAATTTACGAATCAAAACATTATGAATGTATCTGAAATGCTGAAAGAGGAAGCTATGAAATTTGGGCTTTGTGTCGGATGGACTGACGAATGGGGCAGCCCGACCAAAGAACAATTGGTTGAAATGTATATAAAAGGATTGGATTTTTGCATACTGCACAATTACCCTTCAAACGAGTTTATAAAACAACACTTCGGCGAGATCGCCATACAAAAGGGTGTCTATACCGATATGAAGGTCGATGTTCTTAACCCTCCTACTGCGATACTAAACGGTGAGTGTTCGGGTACGATTATACTTACAGGTTTCGTGTCCCGTGATATTCATGTGAGGCATAATAGTAAAGTAAAGATTATAGTCAGGGATTTTGCCAAAGCATTTATAAGGGTTTACGATAACGCACACGCCATTGTGGAAAATGAATCGGCTTCACGTTGCTTTGTATATAAAAAGGGTGGTATGGCTACGATTAGCGGTAATGTGCTGGTGAGGGAATAGCTACAAATAGATAATTATAACATTACAACAAAACGACTCGTTAAATTTTGAAATGAATGTCAAAATTTCTATTTTGTTGGTTTATAATCTCTTTTACTTCTCCGTCATATAATTTATCTTTTATTCTTAGAATACTTACTAATTTCCAATGCACTAGATTACAGGGTAAATTAAGCGGGATTCTTAACCAAGCCTTTTTTAAATCCTCAATATTTTGAATTGATGCTACTTTATATCCTCTGGTATAACTGATTTTTACCTGCTCATAATTTACAGATAGCTTATATCTAGTATATCCTTCTTCTGTAATATTTAAATGTAGAAATTGATCTCCAATTTTTTCAAATAGAATGAAGATACTGCCGTTTGAAATTTCCAGAATACTCCAAATCTGGCTGGGAAATGTTTTTGTTTCCGCATAATGTGGATTTTCTTTTTTTTCGTAATACAGCGTATTTTTTTCACGATCAAAATATTTATTAATATATCCCGAAGTTGTAGGAGTTTCTAGGTAAAGTTCAAAATGGAGGTCATTTAATAAAATCATGTTTTTATATTTCTCATCCTCAATCTCTTTTTTTCTTTGAATAAATTCTTCCCTTATTATACTAATGACAGAAAGAATACATAGTATTATTCCCGAAGTGAATAATACTATTCTAACAATGCTATCTTCTTTTATAAAAGCAGGAATAATACTGATAAAAACGCCTAAAATTGAAAGAAATATCTTAATTTTCAACATAATATATATAATAAACAAATAGACTAATGATACATTTAACTTTTAGCTATAAATTGCAGTTTTAGCTTATACTTAAAATATTAAGTTTACTATTACATTGATATGATTGATTACAAGCTATTCCTTCCTGATTTTCAGAAATATCGAAGGTAATTTATCCGCTTTAGCTTTCTCCTTAGCTATATGATCGAGCCAACGGGCGTACAGGTCATTCGGTAGTTCTTCGTAACCTAAATCATCCATCTGCTTATATAAGGCTTGCATTTGCTCGAAATGGGTATAGGCTTCGGGCAACATTTCTTTCATTATATCGGGCTTGGGAGCTTGCAGTAAATGAGCCAGTGTAAGAGTTAGCTGTGTTTCGTAGTCCGCTTTGAACATCAATGCTCTGACGCTGTTAGGCGAGTATTGCATCACTATATCGGCACATTTGAGTATAAAATCATCATAGCCGTATTTTTGATAATAGCCTCTCATCAGATGGGTTAGAAGTTCGGCGATGGCTTTCTTTTTTTCCATCGGTTCAAGGTATAACCCGTTCTGGATGGCTTCGGCTTTGATAAAACCGTTATTCATATAATGAGTGTCGCTAAGTATTCCCTGACAGGTAAGTTCTACATTGTACCAATTATTCTTGTCGTCCTGTATTTTGACAAAAGAGTGTCTGGGGGAAAAAGACCAATAGGCTTCTGCTCCCATTTCTTCGGCTAGGGTTAAGTAATATAAAGGCATGGACTCACATTGCCCTTTTCCTGTACGCATAAGGGTGGTTACAAAATGGCTGTCGAAACTTATATGTGAATCATAATCATCTAAGTTGTATTTTACGGGGTAATGGAATAGTTTCTTTTTGGTCGTTTTATCTCTTGTTTCCAATGTATCGGACATATAGCGGAATAACATCATGTTTTTGGTAAGGTTGTCGTTTTTGTCCAGTTTTTCATCTTCCATTATTTGATTACAGAAATCGACACTGCTTTTTATAGAGCTTCGGTATTCATTGTAATCTATGGCATTGTCGTAGTAGGCGTTCTCGATCAGGAATATGGCTCGTCCGATATTTAACGGGGTATCGCCTTTCAGCATACTATTTATTTCGTCAAAGGCATTGTAATAGTTTGCTGTGCCTTCGTTGTGAGCCAGCGAGGGGAAACCGCCTTTGAGTAGCATTTGAATATCTGTCTGCCGTTGGATTTCGCCTAACATTTGCTGGTGTTCTGATACTTCACGCTGTATGGCTGCATTTCTTTGTTGGACGTTTGTAATTGTGGCTGCATCCTGTTGATAGTTTTGAGGTGTGATTGTTTGACTGTTCGGGTATAGGTTATATATGTTGTTGTTAGGTGTTGTAGGTATATTGGGCTTAATAACAGGCAGACTAGGGATAACAACGGGAGAACTTTGTGCCAGAAGATGTAGCACAAAGAAAGACAGGATATAGGCTATACTGATTCTCTTTTTTACCATAATTGTTACACTTTATCTTTTTATAACTACCGATCTCATGCGTTGGTCGGATTTATCGGCACTGAGTGAGCCGAGCCAGTTTTGATACATTTTAGACGGCATCTTTCTGTAACCGAGTTGATGTATGGTAGCATATAGGGTGTTCATTTCTTCCATTCTACTATTGTCTGGCGTTTGCTTATAGAGTGCGGTAAGTATTTCTCCTTTAAGCAACATGGCATTGATATAGTTGGGGAAATGTTCTAAGGCTGTATCGCAGCATTTAATAATAAAGCTGCCGTCACCGATTCCGCATTTTGCCTGATAGCCTTGTGCCAAATCCAAGAGGGTCATGGCTACGGCTTCTTTGTCAGTCAGAGCCTTCATATAAACTTTGTTCCTGATAGCGTCTATATGGATATAGCCTGATGCCATTAACCACGCATCAGTAGGAAAGTCGGAGCAAGTAAGTTCTATATTGTACCAGCCTACTTTTTTGTTTTGTGCTTTTATATAAATATGATTGGGGGCGAGGGCTAAGTGGCATTCCTGTCCTAGTTTGTCCATTATCATTTTATATAAATAGGGTAATGAATGGCAATTGCCTTTATTAGTATCAAAAAGCGTAGAGACAAACATATTAGACCATTCTTTTTGCCCTGCGTAATCTTCATAGTTATAAGAAAATGGTATGCTACCGACAATATCAGTACCTACCGAAATACGAACTGTATCTGTCATAAAAAGAAATACGGCACATTGAGCCATAGCGACCTCTTTATCCCTCTCTGTATATTCAAGACTGCCATTAGTCATTAAACTTTTGCAGATAGAAGTGTATAATTGAATATTATCCTTAAACTTCTTTTCATCCAGTTCCCCTTCATAATAAGCATTTTCAGTCAGGAAAACTGCTTTTTGAAAATCAAGTGGACTATTATCGAAAAGCATGGTGTTAATTCCTGTAAATGCTTCTTTATAATAGGTCTGCTGTGCATTGATATTAGTTACAAGTAAGCTGATAATCAATACAAGTATAATTCGTTGTAACATATTTCATATTTATTTGCTGTTACATTTCAATTTTGGAGGGTCATAAGAGTTCATTCCCTTATTGGTAACTACTCTTTTAAATTGGGATAAGTCTTTTTTACAGAAATAATAATGTGCCCCTCTAATTTTTTCATTTATGACAAATTCAGGATAAGCCTTTTCATCATTTATAAAAGTTGAATCTATTTGATTGTATTTAGACAGTACATTAACTATTTCGTTCGATAATATCTGAGTGGAATCCCCCCAATATATTAATTTATTATTCCGTTCTATATAATGTGATGGAAAAATATTCGTTTCTGCTCCAATTTTATCTTTCGTACTTGGATAGATTTTATTTTCATGTACGCTTGAAATACTGACTCCCAATATATCATCATTATCAATATAGATATTTACTGAAAAAACGCTGTCTGTTTTCTGCAAACTGCATTTATCCAGAAAATCGTTTACAGCTATTCTAATTGCCTCATTACGCAAATCGTCATTATAAACTCTATTTTGCATAGCAGCACAGCAAATAAAAAGGATAGCCAACCCAAAAATCAATTTTAAGTTTAAAATATTCATAATTAATATTCTATTGGTGAATAGCCTAGTGTAAGAATTGTAAACTTCTTCACCTGTTTATGATACTTTTGAGTATTGCTTTTACCATTTAAGTCCTGTTCGGAAGGTCTTGTTTTATCGCTAACGGCTGCTCGTGAGGGGTGTGTATGCCAATCAGTATGTTCATAAAGATTACCCATTACAGAAGGATAGTCCCTTTGCCCATTATAATTTTTGTATGCTTTATCATATTTATTGTTTTCATATTTACCGATATGAACATTGCTAATGTTTTCAGTTCCTTTATTTGCAAGATCATATCCGCTTATCTCAACACCAACCATTTCAGAAAAATTCATAATAAAATCTTGAACACCACTCAATGTAGCCTGATTTTCTCCACCGACTGCTACGAGGTTATTTTCAGTTTTAAAATTAATGCCATCCTTCAAAATTCCTTTCTCAATACCATCCATTCGGGTTTTTGCTTCTCCCTTTTTATTTGTTTGCAAGGTATAAGTGTCGGTTTTCTTATCATATTTGAATTTTCCAATCTGATCTGTTTTATCGTTATTTTGCACAGCAAGAGTAAATTGTCCCGACTTATCATCAAAACGGTAAATATCCCGTCCGTCTGGGTCGATAAATTTAATTGGATTATTTGCGGCATAAGCATAGGGTGAAATCCAGTAATATCTCTCGCAATGAGGATCAATAGACATCGCAGCCGTAGCCGCAGGGATGTCAATAGTTGTTTGTCCTTCATCGAGAACTTTTACGATCTGTTTCGTCTTGGTGTCGAACAATACAGAACCGATTTCAACCATATCCGTCTGGTCGTGAAATTCTTCAAATTCGCCTTTGGATGAAGTGGCGACCAATAGATCATAGCCTAATTTTTGAAACGGATTCACCGTTTGACAAAAAATATAAATGGGAATTAACGTAAAGATTAAGGTAAATAACAATTTTTTCATAATGCTCTGATTGTTATGTGTTTTTTATACGAGTAATACGCACGAAATATATTAATATTTGTTTAAATAACAAAGTGTTTCTCAATTTATTTTAATAATTTATCTGCGAAATCTTGGGTTAAACGGAATGTATAATTTGTAGGCTATATTTATACCGTCTTGGGAGGCAGGAATCCATTGCTGAACTTTCGAGAATGATGCCAGAACCAATTTGACATAGCCATCGCATTTATTGATATTCTTAGATTTTTTCCTCCTTTCTTCTTTTCCATAACAAACAACATTCCCTTTGGAATCTATAATTGCATATATTGTCAAAGGTCTTACATAAATAGAATCGCCGTTTTCGTCAACTAGGCTTAGGGGAATTTTCAAATCCCTTATTACTATGTCAGTGATAGCCTGATTATCGGGCAATCGGGGCGGTGTATCAGATTGCAGGAACACAGGTTCATTTAATAATGAATCTTTGCAACAAGAACATTTTACATTATCGTTGTTTTCGGAATAGTTGTTCTGTGCGAAACCGACATAATATGACAGGTTTATTATAAATAGAAGCAATATAAGTTTTTTCATTTGGTTTATTCATTTAGGTCTAATTTGTTCCTCTAATTCTTTACCGGGGAAATTTGCTTCATCCCAATATGTGTCCCATTCCGATCTGATGTGTGAGGCTTCGGCTACGTCTTGGACTGTCCCTTTTCCTTTTTGCTGCCTGTCAATTTCATTGAATATAAACTGTAATTGTCCTTTAGTGATGTATTCGGGACGTTTTAATTTCCAAAGATCGCTTAGTTTCTTCCCATCAATTATTTTAACATCATAATTCATAATATTGTAGGCGATATTTGGGTCTGTTCCCTGAACCGTAATAAGGCGTTCCCATCCTATATTAATCAGTTTGGTATCTTCCGCTTGTGTCAAGGCAAAAGGGTGGTGCAAACGTAATGTATGGAGTAATTCGTGTACTCCGCTTTCTCCTAAGTCTGTGGTTAAAAAGGAATCGTCGATAGGCATTGATTCGACTTTGGCATGAACGTCAGTCGTTTGAGTTCCTAATGTGAAAAATCCTTCTACCTTTTTGGCTTCTTCGATAATGTCAAGTTTGGGGACAACTTGCGGTGGTTCTTTGGTATATGTCCCGTCAAAGAACAGCTTACCTGTTACCAGCCCGTCCGAAGACAATTCAAGTGTTCGTTTGAATTGGTTGTTTACTGCTTCCTTGTAATCACCTTCGGTACAGCCCATTGCCAAATAGTTTACTTTAGATTCAATATTGGCGAATATTTTTAATAATCCACCATCTTTAATCCACGTCCATCCGAAATTCTCTTTTAGTTCTCCGACTTTATTATCGTTATAGTAAAATTCGATATTACCAAAATTCTGATTATCTGCTTTAAAGTCACATTCTACTTTAAAGTACGGGATTGTCATTGTGCCGTTTTCCTCAATCGTACCGTTGATTGTAAATTCTTTGGCTTGCCCTTTTATTCGTCTGCCTTTGTTTTGTTTTACGGTAAACTCTACATTGTCACCTTCGGTAAATTTGCTAAATTCAATTTCTAAATCAGTCGAATGATTCAGCATTATATCTTTACGCTCAATACCTCTTTCCCGTCCTTTCCAATAAATACGCTTTATAGCGGGTTCGGCTTTTTCCTGCGGTTGTCCTCCTTGTTGGTTTATATCGGTCTGCTTCCAGTTCTTTTGGAACACGAGTTGTTTATTGACACGTATAGTCGCAGGCGAGATTGTGAAGGCTAGTATCATAGGTATGTTAGAATATGCACTATGATGTTCCGAAATTTCAGTTATCCACGCATCCCAAAACTCGATACGTCGCATAGGCATATATTCGTCTTTGTGGTCGTATAGTTCTATCACACCATGATTTAGGTATGTACGCCCCTCTTTTAGATTTGATTTGAACCAGTGATAGAAAAAATCGTCGTCGTCGGTCGATTCCATTGTGAAGTCGAAAAGTCCGCCCAATGGTTCGCCGTAACGTCTGAAAGCATAGGGCGAGGCTTTGGCGACCGCCATATAATCGTATAGTGTTGGATATGTTTTAGTGACTTTTGAAAAGTCGACACCCCACATGTCAAAAAGGTAATTGTGATAAGTTAATAAGGTGCGTTCTTCACCTTCTACTTTCAGTATTGCTTTAAATGCCATAGTGTGTTTTATTAATTGTGTTAGAAGAAATTGTTTGTGAAGTATATAAAAACACTCCACAAACAAATATATAAAGATATGGTTGTGAATTAAACTTTTTTTTAAATTATTCTATCTAAATAGAATAATTTAAAAATCTATTCAGGATATAACAGAGCTTTTATATTAAATTCATTCATTCCCGCCTGATGTAATTTTCGCTCAATATTCCATTTGATGTCAGTAAGATTAAATGTATTTCCTTTGCTATCTATTATAAATGCAATGGCTTCTTCGGAATATTGAAGGTGACATAACATCAATATTATAAGATCGGTGTCGGTTAACGCTCCCGAAAGTTTTTTACCGAGATAGAGGTCACTTGAAAGATAGTCTTTAGCCACGATCAATAATTGTTCGTTGGTTTGCTTTTTCAATGCGTCAACCATTGCCTTGATTTCGATATAGATTTCTATGTCTATTTCTTCCCTTCCTGTCAATAATATTTGGTTGACTTTGGTTTCTATGTCAGACCACCCGATGATGAAGTGTTCATACACATTTTCAAGGTAGCTTTTACTTGCTATGCTGTGTTCGAATAATCGGTCTTGCGTTAAGGAATGTACTTTTTCTTCCAGTTTTTTTAGTTTTTTGTATTTCCTTTTACGGCAAAACATAATTGCCAACAGCATCAAGATAAAAACTGTGACTTGCAGTAATACAAAGAATTTTCTTTCTGCTTTATGTTCTTGTTCCTGAATCTGCAACTGATATTTGTTTTCAGCGTTGAACAGTTTTTCGGTACTTCTTTCCTCCAATATCTTTTGGTTAGCTTCCATTTGTAATCCTTTATAATAAAGGGCTTGGCTGACATCGCCTATTTGTGAGTTATAATCGGATAATGAACCGTAAATACTTTCAAGTAAATAGTTATCTTTAATTGCAGAGACTTGGTTTTTAATTAAGTCTGTATAATATTTAGCTGAATCGGGTTTGCTTTTTTCGTTATACAATAAGGAGAGGTTCAGATATATTTTGAGCGAATCTTTGGTATTAGCTGTTTGCTCTAAAGCCTTACTCAGATAAACGGTTGATTTATCATACTGCTTCATCCTCATAGTGATATATCCTAAGTTATAGGCTTGTATGGCTTTATGCTCGGCATTGTCCGTTTCATTTGCCAAATCCAATGATTTGTTGAAAAAGTAATATGCACTGTCTAACTTGTTCGCCAGATCATACGAACGCCCTAACGCTGACATAACCTGTAATCGCCTTATACCTGTTTCGGATTCGTTGTTATATAGATTCAGTGCATCGTGTAAATGTACAATGGAGCTATCGGTAATGCCTTGTTCCAAGTATATATTTCCTAAGAAATGAAGGCTTTTGGCTGCCAGCATCGTATTTTTGGCTTTACGGGAATACGCTGTTGCGAGCAAAAATGAGTTAAGAGCTTTTTCGGGTACGTGTTGTGAACGATATACTGTCCCCGCATAAAAGTTAGCAACTGCGGCTTTGTCAAAATTACTTATGTCATTGTAATATTTCTGAGCTTCAAATACAAGAGTGTCGCCAGTTATATCTTCATCGTTATTGTATCTTGCTTGTACACGGGTTACTACATATTGCATGTAGTTGCCTTTTCCCATTTTTTCGGGGCTTTTAATTGAATCGAGCAGAATAATGGCATTTGATGGATTGTTTGCTGCCTCATTTTGAGCCTGTTTTAGCAAGTCCACTGAACGGTTATCTGTACATGAAAACAAAAAAAGTAGTACGATTGGGAATAAGGTGCTTTTTTGTAATGATATTGTCATAGAAGTGAGAATTTGGTTCTAATGCTCAGGAATCCCTAAACCCGTTATTAAACAGGCTTAGAAATTGGTGTTGGTATATCTCCTTAGAGACTGTTACTATTCAGATTATTTGATACTGTCGCTATCCTGATCGGTAGCTATACTTTCTTTGGGTGTATCAACAAATTGACTTTTGGGGTCGCCACTTCCTCCCGTATTTCCCAGACCGGCAGAAAACACTTGTGGTTGCGGGTTAGAAATTAGTGTGTCGCTACTGTTTTTAACTACTTGATTTGCGTTTTTCAATGACTCTATTTTGGGATCACCGCTACCGCCTGTATTGCCCAGACCCATATCTTCTATTTCGGCATTGGAACAGGAAGAAAAAACAAATACAATGGAACATAGTAAACTGAAAAAGGTAAAGCATTTAATTTTCATAATACAATTTTTGAATGTGGGAATAATAGATTAATTTGGACGCTAGGTTTAGTTTAGTTCTTAATCCTGCAAATCTAGCACGCTATAACGCAAAAAACAATACTTTTACTGCCCTATATAGATTTTTGTTAAAGCCATAGCAATCTAAATAACTTATATTAAGATATATACCAGATAGTAAGTATACTTATCATACAGATTTTTTTTAGAGCCGTCTTATTAAAAACAGTAAAATATGATGGGTTAATTTCTAAAAAAAATGGCGTTCCTTTTGCTAAAATATGTAAAAATGATTCGTATCAATGACAGTATGATAAAACACTATAATTATAGGTTTGTTTGCCCCATACAGATTTTACAGCTTTTAAAAACGTTAATATAAACATTGTTAAGAAATTAAAAAAACGACATGCGGATTTTTTTAGAGCCGTCTTGTTAAAACAGTAAAATATGATGGGTTAATTTCTAAAAAAATGCCATTTTTTTGCTAAAATATATAAAAATTGATTTATCGGGTGGGAATTGTTCATTCCATCCGAAGCATTCTATCGGGATGAAATATGAAGGTATTCCCAATTTTGGCACATCCTAAAAAATAGCTATATTTGTGTAAACGATACAGAGGCACATAGCCCGAATTGGAGAAATCCTTTTCGGGCTTTTTGCATTTACACACAAACGATGGCACAAAACTATAAACCTTGTCTGTTTCAGAAAATAGCGGGTAATACACCTGTAAGGGACAGTATGGAATGGGGTATTTATATAAAAAGTGTCCCCTTTAAAGTATTCCCCGACATCAAAGAACCGCCTTCCCGTGACTGGATGGATGAACACGGGGACGATGAATATTTATCTAATACCCCCTACTACAAAGCATACGAGATTGATTGTCAGTTTGTCTTTATCGGGACGAACGGAACAGCCAATACCAAAATCAAAGCCTTTCTGAGCTATCTGGCAGAGGGTGGCAAATTCAGGATGTACGACACTTATACAAAAATAGGGCGTACCGATGTACGCTATGTCAGCTACTCGGAAGATGTGTTTTACCGCCGTGAAGGGCAGGACGATGTAGTTATGTTCTCTGTGAAGTTGAAAGTAAACGACCCTATTACGGACATAAGCCTCCCCTAACCCCTCCAAAGGAGGGGAAGAAAGACGCAAAGCGATTAAAACACAACCTTAATACAAAATGCTACACTTATACTCGAAAGACGGAAAAATACAGAAAGCCGAGATACATAAGTTTACCTATCAGGGGACTTTCTTAGGCGAGTGCTTCGTTTCGGCTAAAATAGAAACGGAGTACCCTGTTTATTTCGAGATCGGAGATTATTTTGACTATCGGGGAGAAAGGTTTACACTGAACTATATCCCAGCCAAACAGAAACAAGCCCGAAAAGGAACATACGGCTCTGCCTTCGTTTACGACAATATCAAATTTAACTCGCTTGCCGACGAACTGACACGGGTTGAATTTCTGGACGTTGTATTGCAGGACAACGGCATCCATTATACAAGTCTGCCCGACTTTTCTTTCTATGCAAACAATGTAAAAGACTTGGCAGACCGCATACAAGCAAATTTGAACCGAGTATATAGCGGTGCGGAACAATGGGTCGTGATCGTATCAAATGATATTATTACCAAAGACAAGGTTATCAATGTCAGCAAAATAAACTGTTGGGATGCAGTGGCACTGGCAAGCTCGGAGTTCGGGGTAAACTTTATTGTCAGAAACCGAACTATCACCATCGGTACGGCTGGTATGGCGGTGGGTAAGGTATTCGGCTACGGAAAAGGGAAAGGGTTGTATGATATACAGCAAACAACGAATGAGGATGCACTGATTATTACACGCCTGAGAGCCTATGGAAACACCCGAAATATCCCCAACCGATATTATAACAAGATCAAAAAAGCGAACGGTCAGCCCTATATTTCTGACGGGGTATATATCCCTAATCTGATGCTGCCTTCTTTCCCTTATACCATTGCTGACCCTGCGAAGGTATTTATCGACTCCCCGAAAATGGCAGAATACGGCTTGCGGGAAGGCTCTGTTCACTTCGATGGCTCGGACGATCTGCCCGACATCTTTCCGTCACTGGAGGGCATGACAAAGCAGCAACTTTCGGATGCAGGAATATATGTCTCTCTCCAAAATGGGGATAACGGAAATATAGACGAGTGCCTGAGTGCCGATAATCCCACCGATAGCGGCGAACTGCCCGAAGAAGGAAGCGGAGAGATACCCGCCGAGTTTACCATTTACCTGAAAGATTTGGGTTTCGACCTGTCCGAAAAAGACAATAACAAGCAATATAAATTTGCTACTTCGGACACGATGCAGATAAGCATGACAAGCGGTATGTGTGCCGGACGTATATTCGATGTGATGGATAACGGCATAGTCAAAGATACGGTTCAGGGGTTTACTCGTTATAAAATAACCTGTAAACGTTTTACGGACGACACCATAGCAGGGGGAACGGCTTTTCCGAACAACTTATATAAAGTAAACGCAGGGGATAAGTTTGTCATTCTCGGTATTGAAATGCCTGATGTCTATGTAAAGGCGGCAGCTCAGCGATTACAGATGGCAGCAAAAGACTATCTGCCCCTACACGATGAAACGAAATATACTTATACCCCGAAGATCGACGAAATCTTTATGGCAAATAACCCCGCTATCGGGGAGAGCATCAAAGAGGGCGATATACTCAATTTTGACGATACCGACCTAGAGATTGATGCTTCGGTCATTATTCAGACCTTAAAAATAGAAGTGGGTGCGAAGTTAGTTCCCACTTACGAAGTGACATTAAGCAACGAACGAGTAACAGGGGCAATCGAAAAAATGCAGAACGCTATCTCTCAACTGGCTTCGAACAATACAGGGATAACAATAGACCAAGTAAAATCGCTGATTGCGTCCTATGGCACTAAGTATTTCCTAAGCCGTGTATTTGACGATACAGCAGAAGGGAATATTACATTTGTTCAAAACGTATCGGTGGAAAAGGAATTAACGGTATTCGATACGGTCACGGCAAAAAAAGATGTCGTTTCCAATCAGTTCGGGAACTCAACCTTTACTTCGGGACAATTCGGCTCCGGCTTTCGTGTGTGGCAGAACCCGAACAACGGGCAGTCATACGGCGAGATTGATAATTTAATGGTACGCCGTGATACAATTTTCAACAGGCTGACAATTGCAGATATAAAAAGCGTCGGCGGTCAGATATTGTTATCTCTCGCAAATATGTTATGTTCGGATGTGATAACACAGGCTGATGGTTTTGTATGCTATTTCGATACAGCAGAAGGAACTATTATTAATCAGTTTGCCCTTAACGACCAAGTAATCTGCCGACGATTCAACGGACAGAATATTAAATACTACTGGCGAAGGGTCACGGCTATCGGAACAGACTATTTAAAACTATCGAAAACGGATGCTGACGGATCTGGTGTACCCACAAAAGGCGACGAAATGATACAGTTCGGAAACCGTACCGACGCAAACAGGCAGTCGGCTATCCTGATTTCGGCTTACGGCTTCGATGCACCGAGCTTCAAGCAGTATGCAGGGATTAACAGCTACGATCTGACAGGAAAAGAAGTCACTGCAATTACACCTTCGGGGAATAAGTTTACAGGTACTTTCGAGGTAAAAAGCGGCAACCAAAGCATAAGAGTACCAGCAGATCGGGGAACATGGTCTAACGGAATGGTCTGCTATTACTACGACCGTGTATCGTATAACGGGGCATTATGGCTCTGTATTGTTCCCGACGGACAAACGACTACTGAAATACCTTCCCTTAGTTCTGCGTATTGGCAGAAGCAAGTAGCAGAAGGCAAATCGCTGCGTCTGGAGAAATTCGCTACACCGAGCTACGAGTTTTACAGACCGAGCCAACCATATAACGCAACAATCAGTGTCCGTGTATTCGAATCGGACGAGGATATAACACCTGACATGGATATTCACCAATTCAAATGGGAACGTATTTCTGAGAATACGTTGAACGACCCGACTTGGAACGAACTTCATGTGAATGCGGGGAATACTGTAACCCTGACAGAACAGGACTTATCCGGCGACACGACATTCGTATGCACGTTTCTTGACTTAATACAAAACAAAACACTAACAGCAAAATTCTAACTCACATGGCAGTATTAGCACAACAACAATTTACTATCAGGCGATTGATTGACGGGAAAACACTAAACTTTCTGTTACAATCCAATCAGGCACTTACTCAAATCTACACGCCCGATCCAGCGACTTATACGCCCAATTGGGCGACAACGAACTTAAAAATTACACCTGACCTTTTAGTTTCAGGGGAAACAGGAACACAGATCGCACGTTTAAAAGCCGCCCCGACATGGAAGATAAACGGAAGTACTACGCTTACAACTTTCGGGGCTACCGCAGCGACTACCGCACCCTACGCCCTGACGATCAATAAAAATATGGATTCAGTGAATCAGTTGGTAATCGAGTGTAACGCTATTTACGTTCAGCCCGTTTCTTTGGCAGAAATGCCTGTTTCGGCGACTATGACCTTTACAAAAGTTGCCAACACAGGGGCAAGTATTATAGCCGTATGTACGGCGGCTGACGGTGTGATTTTCAAAAACAGCAGCATCACTTCGCTATCGGCTGAGTGCGATATGTGGCGGGGTGCTGAGATCGACAGTACAAACGTAACTTATCGCTGGTTTATCAAGACTTCGGGGGCTTATGTGGAATTAACTTCGGCAAACGCAGCTACATATAACGTTGCAGGCTACACGACACGAAAGATCACAATTCCCAATAGTGCAGTACTAAATTATGCGACATTCAAATGCACAATAAAGGACACTGACACGGGAAGCTCGACCTATAACAAGGAAGTAACGGACACGATTTCATTTATAGATATGAGTGACCCGTATGATATTCGTATGGATTTTCCACTTGGAAACGGTATTTCGACAGGGGCTTCTATAACCGCTAAAATAGACGTGTATCAGGGGGCAACTAAAATGGCTGATACTTTCTTTACAGGTAAGACATGCCGATTTTTCCGTAACAATGCAAGTGGAGTCCTTGATACGACTTGGGGTACGAGTGGATATAAAACGGGACGTTCAATTACTTTAACAGAAGCTGATCTGCTTTCTACTTATCAGACGGTTTTCGGGGTAGAACTCAATGGATAAACACCTCTCCCAACCACCTCACCCCAGCCCTCTCCAAAAGAGAGGGGGCTTTAATTACTTACAAATAACCTTGACACAAATAATACTATGGCTCTTATAGCACAGGGACAATTTACGATTAAAAGAGCAGCAAAGGACGGGCAATATACGGTAAACCAATATGCGAAAAGCACATCGGATGCGGTAGCCCCTGCGAGTGGGTGGGCTTCGAGTCCTCCTACCTTAGTGGCGGGCGAATACCTTTGGATGCGAACAGGTTTGGTTATACCTCCAGCCACTACACCTACAAGCTGGACGTTACCCGTCAGGATTAGCGGCGACAAGGGTAATCAGGGCGATGCGGGGACACTCAATTATATTGAATGGAAAGATTCATGGACTGTCGGCAATTCAGCAATTGCAGGATGGGGAAACAACGGTACAACCGATGAAAACATTCGTGAAATGGGTAAAAATCCATTCGGTTTACAATCTATGCTCTGGAAATGTATTCCCAATTTGGACGGGAACGCTGCCGGCGGTTGGGTTACAAATCCCATTCTGCTGGATACAAAATATGCTTACCGTTACTCGGTATTCGTCAAAAAAGTGAAATCAGGAACTACCTATCACGGATGTTATGAAGTAGTGAACCTTAACGGCACGGCAAATACGAATCCTTACTTCTGGTCTGGTACTACTCTGAGAACGAATGAATGGTTTTTAATGGTGGGTATCATTCATCCGTATGCTGTAACTACTAATAGCGGAATAGGCGGAGTTTACGATATGGCAGGGCGTTTGTTTTCAAGTGGAACTGATTATAAATTCAACGCTTCTAACCAAGCGGTAAGGTTCAGGTCGTATTTGTTCTATTCGAGCGATGCGACGGATTTGCAATATTTTTTCAATCCGATGGTGCATCGGCTCGATGGGACAGAACCGAGTATTAATGATCTGTTACAGGTTCAGACCGCTTCGGTTGTCGATACTTCATTCAAGGTGCTGGACGATAAGATTATTACAAAAGCGAACCAAACGGATTTTACAGCCTTACAAGGCAGGGTTACTTCGGCTGAATCGACCATCGTACAACAGGGAACTAAAATTGAATCGACCGTTACAAAAGTAGACGGAAAGAACGCTGTTTATAAGTCGCTGACATCGGGTACGACGGACAGACCCGTTATACCTTACGCAAAGAATGACCTTTGGATAACATATACGGGTGAAATAAAGCAAAGCACGGTGACACGGCTTACAGGGTCTTTTACTGATTCGGATTGGATAGCAACCACAAAATATACAGACGATACGGCAGCCACCAACGCACAAAACACAGCCGTAAAGAAAATACGTTATATCCGGGACTGGCTGAACGGCAGTACCGCCAACACGGGCAACCATTGGGTGCAGATTATGGCTCTAAATACGGCGGGAACAAATGTTGCACTGAATAAGACCGTATCGGGGGATTCGACCAATACACGCATAACCAACGGTAGTACTGACTCAGCTTCTTATGTGTCAGTAGCAGAAGGGCTGAGATATGTTGTCGTAGATTTAGGTGCGGTATCTGAAATATCGAAAGTGAAAGTATGGCACTATAACCTAGACAGCAGGACATACTATAAAACAAAAACCGAAGCCTCTGCCGATGGCATAAACTGGTTTCCGTTGTTTGACTCGGCAATCGAGGGGACATATAAAGAATCGACGGCTGGCAGGACGTATTATGTAAGGGACTATGATAATAACGCTGTTTCGGGACTGAGAAACCGCACCTATTACTCTGATGCCACACCCGCAGTTCCCGAAGTGGGGCATAAGGAAGGCGATTTGTGGTATAAAATCAGCCTGACAAACGGTTGCTATACTACTTACAGGTGGAACGGCTCGGCATGGGCGGTTATCAACGAATATGTGTCGAAAGCCCAACAGACAATAACAGATACCTCGATCACGAACCTTGTTACAAAAACGGGTATCAATTCACTGGGTACGGGCGAGACTCTGATTTCGAAGATAAACCAGACAGCAGACAATATTACCCTTGAAGTGGGAAAGGTACAGATCGGGGGAAGGAATTTACTTTTAAATTCGAATTTCGTTGTTTCCCCGGACTTTACAAGCTGGGGAACAAATGGGGGTACTAGGACTATCGAAGCCGATGCAACTTTCGGGAAAGTGACGAAAATAGTGGCTACGGGGGGTAGTCAGGGGATATATCAAAATCCGGCTACAAGGCGGACTTCGGGCAAGAACTATGTTATTTCGGGGTATATGAAAGCGGCAGCCAATATGAATGTGTCTTTTTCGCATGAAGGGGGTACAGGATCGAAGGCTTTTGCGGTAACTACCGCTTGGCAGCGTTTCGAAACGCAGGGTACGTGGACGAGTGGCGGCAGCGTATGTTTCTATTCGGGCGGGGCGGGTACTTTTTATCTGGCAAACTTGCAATACGAGGAAGGAACAAAATCGTCGGCATGGTCGCCAGCACCCGAAGATATACCTCATATAGCGGGGTCGGCACTTAGTATATCCGATAATAAAATAATACTTGCAAGTAGTTCTATCATAATGAAAGGTACAGCTATTACAGAAGCTATTAAAGCACAGACTGCACAATTCGGGGGCTTTACGGTTAGTGGGGACAGGTTCGAGTCGATAGCCAAGACAGACAATGTGCCTAACTTGTTCCTTGACGGAAAAAACGGAACTGCATTTTTGAGAGGTGGTTTGCTGACTCCGTTTAAAAACGGGACATACAGGCTAAATTCAGGCGGTGGTGCGACTTTTTCGACATACGGTTTGCAGGACAACAACAATGTAGTGATAACAGGTGATACACTGGGTTGGACGATTGCTTTTGTTGTGCCATTTACAAAGGAATATAATGGTTTTCGTGCAACGATCATTAATGAAAAGTTCGAGAGCAAAACACCTGTTGGGAATATATCGGCATCTGCTCCGAATGGTATGTATTTTTTTGAGAACGGGGTCAAAAAAACGGAACTAACTATACAGAAATACGAAGGGGTGGATATGATCGGCTATGGTGAAGGGAATAACTTTTACGGATGGATAATTTTGAATAGGTTCAATACGAACTCCTATAATCAGTCTGGGTTCGGACTGAAACTGTATAATATCGGTATGGTAAGAAGCGGTACGATAATCAAACAGACGACTCCTGACCCGATTTCGAGTATTACCCGTGTGTCGGAAGGTAGGTATAAGTTGACTTTCCAGACCCCATTCTCCAGTGCAAATAATTATATAGTTTTCTTAACGTGTGAAACAACTTCATATATGGGGCGTTTTGCGAATGTGACCGCCAAGACGACGACTTATTTTGAGGTGTACACAGGTGACGACTCGACACCGAACGACGGGGATTTCAATTTTATGGTGGTTTCTACATTGAACTGGACATAAAAAAAGAGAAGGGCAGACTCGTTAAAGCTGCCCTTATCTCGCTCTCCGTATATGGGTTAACAATAATATAATGTGAGAATATAGCCGTAAGGTGTTTTTTTCCTCTTACTTTCTCTAGGGAATGGTTTTAGTGCATTTGGAGCAATAAATAGAGAAAAATCGAGGTTTTAATGCTTAATCTTTTCATTATTAATTCTGATTGTTAACTTACCGGAGAATCCTCTCCTCCATCACAGTTTATTTAATTTTGTTGGTTTTTTAGAAAGAGTGTCCTCCGTAGTGTTAGAGAGGACACCCTAACTGGTCTTGTTTACAGCAATTTCTGCTTTAGGTTATCGCTTAGACATTGTAAACTGTAAAAGACCTCTGGTTTAGAGCAATTGATTGATAAATAATTGGTTGTGTTCCTGATAAAATATTAGATTTAAAATAAGTGAGAATTGGTTGTTTAACTATAATTAATTTCCGTCCATAAATAGGTAGGACTCGGTACATATATTATTCTTAAAACGACATGTCAGGGTAGATTCAGATAAAGGTATTTCCAATTCTTTATATTCGTTATCTTTATCTGTCCTAATGCACCTGTAATTTTGGTATATGCCAATTACTACATCCAAAGTCAGCCCAATACAATCGGGAACTTTTAAGATTTTTGGCAAAATTAAAACTCTAATTTCTAGTAGTTTATTTAAAATAACATCTTTTTTTATTGTGCCTTCGGAAAGTTTACCTGTTTCCATACAAATAGTAATTAGACCTGTTTATCCTCTATTCTAGGTTGTTAATAATAATGTTAATAATAAAAAGCGGAGGAACATTAACTATCCTTGCAACATTCGGAAGTCCAATTCCCCACGCAAAAGAATATATCAACGCCCTCCGCTATTTGCAGAAAGACGTTTATTCTGATTTTGTTACGTGATTAAATCTTTGGACTTTTAAATGTTGCAATCAGAGCTAAACGCTCATTTATATTAAATATTTTTACAAATATGAACTGACTCTACAATTCATCTTATGACACAATACTATAATTGAAACGCTACTACACATACCATTTTTTAATATTGCATCCGCAAATATATTTTAAGAGTTTGATAATAAATATTATTTTCAAACAATAAATATTATTTGTTATAGAGGTAAATTTATATCTTTATATTTTAATAAAAATATGATATGAAATTCGATGTAGTTTGAGCGTATTTTTAGGCTTATGTGACTATTTTTTATTAATTTCGTGGAGAACATTATTTGATAATATATTATGGCAACAGATACAGTAGAACAAAAACCTCATCAGGGTGTTAACGTGATGATAAGACGTAAAAGAAAAAATATGTCTCAAGAATCACTCGGTAATCTAATCGGTTTACCACAATGTGATATTTCTAAATTAGAAAATCAGGAAGTAATTGAAGAAAAAACATTATCAAAAATTGCTAATGCTTTAGGTTGTTCCTTAGAATCGTTAAGAGATTTCGACGTAGACCATGCCATGAACTCCTTTAATTCGACTATAACAGACACTAAGGATAATTCTTTTATCAATAGTGGCTATTCAAACGAAATACATCAGACATACAACCAAACTTCTCCCGACTTAATAGATTTGTATAAGACCCTTTTACAAGACGAAAAGGATTTGCGGATAAGAGAGGTTCAAACAATGGAAAAGGAAATTGAATTTTTGAGAGTTCAACTAGCTGAATCTTTGAAAAAGTAACAACTATTTTCCCGAATGAACAGCTCAATGGTTATAAACGCTAAAGTTAAAAAATCAGATAAACTATTGGAATGGCATACTTCTTCCTAAATTTGTAAAGCTAAAATATATAAGATTATGTGTACGATAAGCATAAACGAATTTAATTGCAATCCGCAAAAGTATTTTCAAATAGCGGAAACCGAACAAGTAATGATTAAGGACAATGGCAAAGTCTATCAGCTTGTTATGACAATAGATGAAAAAGATTTTATTTCCGGCGAAGAATTAAAGGAGCGTGTTCATGCAAGAATAGAACAAATGTACAAGAGCAAAAAGCAGGTAATAACCGAAGAAGATTTGAAAAACTCATATTCGCCAGAGGAGTTCAAAACGGTTATGAAAAAGGAAATTCATAAAATGTTTAGCCAGCAATAGTAGATGGAAGTTCGTTTTTCTCATGCAACAAGTATCTTTCTGAGAGAATTGATACAAATTCTTTACGAAGAAGATTATTTCGGTTTTGAAGAGGCAGCGATAGAGTATGTCAATGATCTGGTCGATGATATTCAGTCGGGTATTGCCCGTAAGCACAAAAAACCTGCTCCTTCTTATTTTGATAAATACGGTCAAAATATGTATTATGTATCTTATAAGCGAAATAAAAATACAACTTGGTATATATTTTTCAACTACTCGGAAGATGTTTATTACATCCGTTACATAGGTAACAACCACACTATATCGCACTATTTGTCAGAATAATTAATTTGTAGTATATTTATACTCATTATAAGAGGCATAAAGCCCGAAACGGAAGTAACATTCCTTTTCGGGCTTTTTTGTTTTTAACCTTAACACAAACTACAAAACTATGCTACAAATAACAAACACGGTAACTACTAAAGACGGACAGGTAGTAATAGGCAATGTGACTTATGCCATTAACTACTCTATTATCAATAACGAACTGAACTCTATTCAATGTGCGATTTCATCAATGTCAGATAATCAGTTTGAACAAATCGGATTTATCCGCAAGGAACATGGAAGACTGAACACCGACTTTTTAGACAGGGTTGCTCCGATTGAACACTTAACCGTTTTTGAAAATATTGTCAAAGAAGTGGAGGCTGATCTTTTGGCTGAAACAAAGAAAAAACAATAATCCTATGCACGAGTTTTTCACGACTTTTCTTGAACCAATTCTTACTTTCATTGCCGGAGGTGGAATTGTGGCTATTGTGAAATGGCGGTCTATAAAGAAACAGGCAGAAGCCGAAGCGATGAAGGCGGTTCAGGAGGTTTATCAGGAAACGATAAAGGATTTGAGGGAGGATAAGGAAATGATGAAGCGGGATAATGCAGAACTGAGGGTTATTGTTGCCGAACTTCAAATCGTAGTAAATCAGAACTCGAAGGATATTAGCGAACTAAAGGGGTACAAATGTATTGTGTTGGATTGTAAACTAAGAAAGAAGGAATAGCCATGCAAAAACTAACACCTAAAGAGTTTATCAAAGCCTATCTGCCCTATGCAAAAGACTCAGAATTAAAGACAGGAGTGGATGCCATTTTTACTCTGGCTCAGGCTGCCTTAGAAAGCGGATGGGGGGAGCGTGCGGTAGGTAATATGTTCTTTGGAGTGAAAGCGAAAAAAGACACGCCCGAAAACAAACGTCAATTATTGACTACGAGAGAGGTATTGGATAGACCAGATATTCAATTCCCCGAAATAATATCGGTAACTAAACGTGCCGATGGAAAATATGAGTATCGAATTAAGGATTGGTTTAGAAAGTACAATTCGCCGGAGCAGAGTTTTACAGATCACGGACTATTTTTCCATGAGAATAAACGATATGCAAAAGCATTAGAAGTAAGGTATAACCCTTATTTATTTGCAGAAGCAATAACCAAAGCGGGATATGCTACCGACCCGAACTATGCTACTATACTGAAAGGAGTGATAACAACGATATATAATAATATGTAATGAAAATTACAATACGAAATATAGTATTTATACTGCTTGGCTCTTTGCTTTTGGTACTTTTGACAACGTGCAGGGCATCGAAAAGCGAAAATGTCAATTTAGCTCAGACTGAGAACATCGTTCAGGATATGAAAAGCCATTCCATAGGGAAATCAAATTTACAGACTGACATTAAGACTATTATCGAAAAGGTATTGTCTGAAAGTATGGGTATTAAAAAAAAAGAAACCGAGTATGATACTGAAAAGCCTGTATTGCCTGAAACGGGCAAGCCACCTGTGAAAAAGGAAACGGAACTAACGTTATCCCAAAAAAAGGAAGAAGAAACCCATTTCAACGAATCCAATATCAGTACAAGGAATGATGTAGCCGAGTCAGCCAATCATGCAGCAATCAATGCTTCAATTGACAGAAGTATTGAAAGTACTTCCGAAAGAAATATACAGAAAGAATCCGATATATTTCTGAAATGGGTAGGGGGAATTACTATTTTTTTGGTAGTTCTAATTCTGATTCTTTGTATTCTTGGCAAATCTTTAAAAAAGCGACTACAAAACTTTTTATAATTTGCATTTCTGAGGTTAAAACATTTTTTGAAGTTCCGGCTTTAGTAATGGGAGTTATCTGATTTGCGATTATCTTTATACCATATCCTACCCCTGACGTTTTTTTCTCCGTAGTTGCTGCTATGTGCCGTAGCTTCACATTTGAAAATCTGGTTTTAACACAATAATAAAAAATATGCCGATATGTCGGGAGTCCGTTTGCATGGGACTTTCCTTTCATATCATCTATTTTAATATTAACCAAGTTGCAGTAACGAGTTAAAAGCCTATCCATTTGTTACTATGCTGTCATTAATGTAGTTCATAATAATTTCTTTCAGGGCATCTGCCGCATTACCGAATTTTTCAGAAAATGTATCATCCATTTTTGTATCGACAAAACGCACCATATCGGCTGTATGGTTTTTAATCTGCCTTATTGACCGTTCAAATTGCAACTTTAATCTTGGGTCGGCATCTTTCAGAATATCATTTATATCCATTACCAACTGCTCGTTGACATCAGCTACCAAATGACAGACATTTACCAATAGTGCTAATTTTTTAAAGTCAATGCTTTTATTATTTATTATGACATCGGTCGATGGTTTTATTTGTTTTGTTTTTTGGCTATTGTTTTGCTTTTTTCTATTATTCGGTCTTGGGAATTGCTGTTTATTGGGAATATATACCTTATTGTTTTTATTTTTCATAAATTTTAAATAACAGATTCATCATAATCTGATTAAGTATTCTACAATGAGTTATTTTATTACTCTTTTTCGGGAGCAGTCAACGGATATTTGTACGTGATTGATTCCGTACCTATAATTTCCCTGATTTTCTCCATCATATTTATTTCATAATGTTCGAAATATATTATTGTAGAAGCAATTAAACAGAGAAAATGTTCTTCGGATATTAGCAATGTATTATATAGCTCTGTCATTTTCGAATCGCCAACATGCAAGAGGAATTTTCCTTCTTCGTTTTTTCCGATTGTTATACTTTGTTTATCATTGAATTTCATTTCAATGTACTTAGGAATGCTTATTTCTTCACTGGAGGGTGTGCTTTGCTTTTGTTGTCTATTATCTTTCATATTAAGAATTTATTAAGTTGTATTCTCTGTTCTTATTTATCAATCTGCACTCTGATTTTACTTCCCTAATTGATTTTTTTCATAGATTCTCTTTTGTGTACATTTGTTTGACTTCCCTAGCTTATAATTAGCTTTATTTATTACGTGTAGTTTTCTAGTATTCAATTTTTTACACCACAACAAGTACAAAATTAGTTAAAAGAATAACGATAAATGGAATTATTTTAACTAATTTGCTGGTTTTTACGAAAACTTTTTGAAACATCTCCAGTCGGTATAATTAAAATATTTAATTGTATTTTGTTGCTAGTATTGAGTTAATAGAAAAATAATTAATGTTATTTTTGTAATTTGCAACTTAACATATTAACATCATGTATCGTAATAGTACTTACGAAATAATTAAATATAAGACTAATGAACAGAACGGACTTTGAACTTTCAACCAGAGAAAGGTTGAAAAAATTTTTAGATGAAAGAAATGTCAATTACACGGATTTCCTAGAAAGGACAAATCTTTCAAATGCTTTTTTAAGAATAGAAAGCAATAGTATAACCAGTAATAATCTGTCAATTATACTAAAATCCTACCCTGAGATAAATTCTGAATGGTTGCTAACAGGACAAGGGCGTATGGTAAAACCTCAATTTGAATTTTCTATGATGAAAATAATGAAGAGAGGTAAAGAAACTAAAGCTGAAATGTCTTTGGAACAAATTATCAGTATTCAGGAAGAATTAGCTAAACATCTTTACCTCACTATCTTCGATCAGAATGAGCAATTACAAAAAAAGGATGCTATAATTATAGAATTAGAACGGCAAAACGATAAGGGCTATTAATTAATATAGCTTGTTATGCCTGTAAGGGCGGGTTCTATTGTACTTTAACTTTAAATCAACATGCTCCCATAGACTGATAAACATACGGTTGCACAGTTCCTCAATTTGACTTATCGTGCAGTAAACCGATTCTTCTTCTTCACATGCTACCAACTCGGTGATAACTTCCCATATACTTTCGGTAAATGTTTTAGCTTTCACGATCTGGGACGAAAAAGCGATGTTATTAAGGTCATAGTTCCTAGCTCCGGCAAAGTCCAGTAAACGGATAACTGCGTCCGCCAGCTCATCTTCTATCGTATCTTTTATATACGTGTTGAAACTTTTGACAAAGCCCGATTTGTGTTCTGATTCAGTATTGTTTTTTGTGCAATAGTAGAATTTCGTCAAATCTGCTTTTTTGCCTTTGCGGTGAGCTTCTACGGCTTCCATTAATTCGCTCACAATAAGGCATAGGTGATGTTTGTCGGGGTGCGGATGGTCGTGGAATCCTTTTTCTTTGTTGGCAGCATATACTTTTTTGCTGAGTGGCGTGAGGTCGGGTCGGGTCATTTTGGTACGCTTGGTATTAAAATTTAATTGGTCGAAAACTCGTTTAACACTTTTGTCGCCAACAGAATTGGCATCTTTTAACTTGTTAATACTCGTATTGATGGTTGACGGATGGCGATTCAGAAGTTTGCCTATCTCTGTCTGCGTATATGTGGGGTACATCAGATAAGCAAAAACAGCCCGATACAATGGTAGGGGCTGTTTTTGTGAATCTGAGATTAAATCGGATGGCTTGACATTTACCTTATGGCAAAAATCATTGAGGTTATGTATCACTTTCTTTTAATTTTAATGTGTTATCAATGCAACGCCGTAATAAGTCGGCATTGGACTTACTGATATTGGTGAACCTGATATGTTTCTCCAAATACTCTTTCGGGTATAGCAAAACAAGGTCAGTGATGGGATATAGGAAGTGTGTAGTCATGCAAATCAATCCACCACAATCGACAGTAGCCCTTTTTCCATGATAGAGCTTCTTGATAATCCTGTCCCGAACCTTTTCGCCTTGCTGGTAGGTGATTGCCAGATTGGATTTGATAATGTTGGATATTTTCATAATTAAAATTGTATTTTGGTATCTTTGCGGTTATGGGAACTATGACAGATATAATGCAAAATCATTTCGATATGATTTTGGAAAAAGCCCAAAACAAGAAGCAGATTGCTTTCTGTAATTGGGCTAAATCACAAATCAGGGAGATCGGTTTGTCGCCAGTAAAGGATTTCTTCTCTGAGAATGAAATCAAAGAATTGAGGAAAGAACATAAGTTTTCTTATAGAGAGTGTTTTCGGACGGCTGCTATACTAGCTCTTGAATACCCTAATATCAGCTATGTAGAAGGCTATTCTTTTAATTCGGGCATACATTTCCCCCATGCTATAAACAGGATTATATTACCCGATGGGTCAGAATTTTTTTTTGATTTTCAAATGGAGATTATAAGCAAGCATAAAGTTGAAGAACTCTCTTTTGTTGTTTTGAAAATCTTTACCGATGATGAACTTGCCGAAGAAATAGAACTACCAAAGAAACGTTATGCCGAACGTGTATTGAATTGGTACTTTGATATATATTCGACCTCTAAAAAATAAGATTTATGTCAGAGCTGGTTTCATTTTTATACGAATAACCTTCTATTGATACTTCTAAGTGCGGTACTAAATTTATTATTCCGTAATGTTGTGAATCCTTAAAATACAGGAATAATAAAGCCTTAGTAAATATATCATGTACAAAATCCATAACATCAACATTTGAGTCTTTTGCCAAATCTTCGGTATATTTATTTGACATCATACAAAGCCTGTTTTCTTTTTCTTCAAATTCGGCAGCCATTATTAAAATTCCACTCCTAGTTGTTATTAAGAAATAGTGTTCGGTTTCACTAACTATCAAATAATAAACTAAATAATTACCTAATATTATTACCCCATGTTTAGTTTCTTTGAAAATCTGATTAATTTTTCTACTTACTGATGGATACACCCTACCACTGGAACTGAGAAATAACTCGCTTATCAGTTTCTCTATTGATTCTGTCGGAAATTCGATATTATCTTCTAATATTATCGAGAATTTTCCTATTTCTCTTTTTATTTTGTTTTGTGCTTCGTAGGCATCTTGCTGACAACTACAAAAACTGTCACAATCAGATTCACACATATTTAAAGGGATAGATATTAGTTCATCTAAAGGGAATTGTCCTATTTTCCCCAATATTGGATATTCGTCTATATTAAAAACCATAATTATTATTTTTATTAATTATTTACATTGATTATTACTTCCTTCTGGATTCGCCATCTAAAACGATTCTATTATACATTTCCTTTATGCGGTCGGAAATGAAACGGTCATTTACGTTGTCATACAGTCGGTGTGTTTCATCGGCATCGCAGTTGGTGGTAATGTAAGTCTGTATTCCTTCTGTACGCCAAAGGTTGTAACGTATATGTAGTATGTGCTGCATAACATTGAGCTTCTGCCCGAAATGATTGGAGGGTATCGTTTCCCGCCCTAACTCGTCAAATGCCATGTTTACAGGCTTACGGCTATATCCTGTCTGATTGTAAGTATATACATCAAGCTCGCCGTTCATCGCATAGTCGTTGGCTACTTTGGCACAGTCATAAATTCTAAATCCATCGTACCGTTTTTTGCCGAACTCGGAAAAGATTTGTAAGAGTGTTGTCTTACCCGTTCCGTTGCCGCCCATTAGCCAGATACCTTTTTTTAGGTCGTAACCGCCAACCTGTCCCGTGTAATACAGGAACAGGTTTTTGATTACTTCCGTGTTTTGTTGGTCGTATATAAAGTCGGGAATCTGTTCTTTAATGATACGGGACAAGAGCAAACGAAGCTGAGAGGTATATTCGGGCGACAGGGTTTTGTCAGAAACCTTTACCATAGTCTTTCGGTTTGTTATTATCTGTCCTATTGTTTTCATTTTTATTTCTGTTTTGTTCCCATGTACGAACACACGCTTTCCAATCTTTTACTTTAGTCTTGCCCCGCATCCATCCGTTAGCTGTATAATGGTCGATAAAGGTTTGCGGGTCGATACCGTTTTTCCTCTCCAGACAATAGGTTTCGACTTCCTCAAAACGGGGTGGAATGAAAGGCTTCGAATGGTTCTTTTTAGTGTTGTCTGAACTTCCAAATGTGGCTGTGGCAGTGGTGGAAACTGTACCAACTTCTGTACTAACAACTGTACCATTAACTGTATTGGACTGGAAAGACCGTGTAAAGGAATACTGACTTACTGAACTTCTGCTTTTACCTGATTTATAGAATACCAATCCTGCGGATATAAGTTTATTCCGGGCATTCACGAATGTGTTTTTTATAAGCCCTAAATCGTTGCATAGCTCTTTAGAGGAACAAAAAAATGTATCGGGAAAGCCTTCGTGCCTGAATACAGCCATTAACTCGTAAAACAACGCTTGTTCATTTGCGGTAAAGCGATAGCGTTTACGCTGTTTACGCATACAGTCAATCATGGTATTTATATCCATGTTAAGCTGCTTGTTTGTAGTCGTCTGCGATTCCATAATCAAGACCTACCCGAATTGTATCTGCCTGTTTGAAGTTGGTTATAAGCCTAGAGCCAATTAGTTCTACCATTTTAGCGGTTACAGCATTGCCCAACAATTTATAGCGTTGTGTTTTGGGTACTTCTTTTATTATGCCATCATAGTTGCCGTATTTCGTCCAGTTGTCGGGGAATCCCTGCAACCTTTCGCACTCGATCTCGGTAAGGCGACGGATAATAGAACCATCAAACACTCCTTGAACATTTTGTGCTGTAAGAGTGAATGAAGGTTCACCATCTATTTCTTTTATTCGCCTGCATTGCTGATTAGAGATTATACGTGAAGGATTAATAACAGCCTTTGTCATATTCGGCTCGTTTCGATGCTGTAATGTATTATTAGCTGATATTACGCTGACATACGTGTCGCTTGCTGTTCCTCCATATCTGGTTGTAATTGTAGTACAAGTGTTGGTTTGAAACCTAACTTTGTTTGGTTGTCGGCTCTTATTAATAGTTGTTTCATTTTCTCCGACAGGAAATACGTTTCGCCAATCTCGGTAAGCGGTTGTAAGATGTCCGATAAGATATATTCGCTCACGATTTTGGGGTAAAAGCCATGATGTATTAACAAGTTGCCACTCGATGTCATAACCCCCAATGTTGGCAAACGCTTGGATAATTGCCCAAAAGTCTGAGCCAGCGTTTGAGGAGAAAGTTCCTTTAACGTTTTCCCATATAAAAATGTCTGGTCGGAAGTGAGTAATAGCGGTAATTGCTTCTTGGATAAGGGAGCTTTTATCTCCTGCAAGTCCTTTTCTGTTTCCAGCAAGGCTGAAATCCTGACAAGGCGATCCGAATGTGATAATATCGGGTCTTGAGATTCCCGACTGTATGATATTTTCAACTGAGCCGATATGTTTGGCATGTGGGTAATTGTATTTGTAATTAGCGATTGCGTGTTTATCTATCTCGGAATAATATACCTCTTTGAAATCGAATCCTGCTTCTGTGAGTCCTTTGTGAAAGCCTCCCGTGCCAGAAAAGAGGTCTAATAGTATTAAGCCTTTGTTTGTCATTTTGTTCCAAAAATTGTATGTTCTTTTACTGTGTCAATTTTGAAATTTCCTTTTTTGTCGAAGTAGCGGGATATTCGTCTTTGCTTTTGTTCTTCGGACAGGTCGTTATCAAGTAGGATAATAGTTCTGGGAATTTTGCATATCAGGATTGGTGTGTATTGTTTTGCTTTTTCCATTCTTGGTATTTAGGATTATCAAGTTCAAAATTCCCTTTGCCTTCTTTATGTGCTTTACAGTAGCGTAGCCCGAAAATGACGCAATGTTGAAGATGCGAACAGTGCCACATATAACCGAACTGTTGATTTTCGCCCTGATTATGTAAGCAGTATTCGCACCTGACAGGGATTCCGTTTTTAGTGTGTTCAACTCCCTTTATAGCCATTTAGCCCATAGTAACTTTAAACCAATGATAGTCTGTATCGTAACATTTGATAAGGGATTCTCCATTGATGTAAGTATAGCCCTGCTTCTGTATCTTTACATAGTTCCTGATGTCATTCGAGCCAATAATAAATTCACTCGGTTTGTATTTTGTCCTGAAAGCAGTATCGCCGGATTCCAATTCGTTGTAATTGCAGGGAATGAGCAGACAGTCCACTCTTTCTAATAGTCTGGGGTCATTATAGAATAATCCGTAGGTATCGGCAGCCCCATACATAACTTTCAAATTGTCTGCGGTACAAACCCCGATATGCTTATCTGATTTCTTTAAGCCCGTCGGTTTTAACAGGGTTATGCTTTCGGGGACAAACGAAAGGGCATTGAGGTTGACAATTTTATTCAATGGGTCTATCCAGACTAGGTGTTCTTTGTCTAAGACCTGTTGCAAGGCTTCTTTTTCTTCTTCGGTCGCTTTACGTTTGGCATAGTCAGCCAAGAACCAATCGTTTTGCCTTAGCAGTTTGGCACGGTAGTTATAATTAATGAAGTAATGTACTTTACCATCCTCGATATGAGATACTATACATATCCAAGTGCTTGCCGGGGACTGGCATATTATAAAATCGCCTTTTTTGAGGTTTTGAACGAATATCGGACGTTTGTATTTTTCGGCTTCGAATACATCCTGATTATTATTTTTCATATTGGGATTTGTTGTTTGAGTGAATAAAAAAGGGCTGATGTTTCACAACAGCAGCCCCCCAAATAGTTTACAGAGAATTAGGAGTATATAAATACATCCATTATTTGCGTTTCTTCGATTTTGGGAAGTTCCCAATCTGCGAGTGTTCCTTTCATCCCTTCGGTGAGCCTGTCTTTGGCTACTTGGAGATCAGATGCTTTAATCAGCATCAAAGCCTTAGTCTTTTTTTCGCTGCCTGCTTGTTCGTCCAGACCGATGTAGGCTACGGTTGCTTTGAAATAGCGGTCGCCGGAGCCGTCGAAGAATGTTTCGGCTAGGGGATAGCGGCTTATATCGGCAATTGTGAACTCGCCGGATATAAAGGGCTTCATTTCTTCGATGATACGGGCTTCTGCTTCGGTGAAGGACAGGGCATCGACTAGGTAGGGTTCTGTTACTTTTCTTACCTTACTGCTTTCGAGTGTCTTTTCGTAAGACACTTTACAAATAAACCAATTGTGCATAGTTATAAGTGTTTAGAATGGTAAATCATCATCCTGACTGGATGAATTGTTTGAATTGTTTTGTGTTTTATTGCTCCCCTCCCAAGTTTTGAGGCTGCCGATGAAAATTGTTTTATCGTCGGGCTTGCGTTGGTCTTTGGGGACGTTTACGGTAATGGCATGGGTTTCGTTGAATTTGCCTTTGTTTTTTAGTTTGGGAACTGCAATATTGATATATTGCTTGCCGTTTTTTTCGCTTTTTGTTATCAGTTCTTTGGGAATATCCGACAGGCAGATAGAGCCGTACAATAGATCGTTCATGTTTTGATGGGTTAAAATTTGGGTAATAAAAAAGCCACGTCTTTTTCGAGAGTGGCTTCAAGTTGTTTGAGTTTATATTTTGCTTTTTTTACCAGATTTCCGATGGTGTCGGTTTCTTTGGCTGATACCTGTACGATAGTGTCACGGGTTACATTGTAGACAAGCAGAGGGGTTGCCCTATTTTCGGGTCGGTAGGATATGAAATGCAGGGTTTTGAGTTTATCGAGTACGGTAAAGTACATAACTACTTGCCAGACATATTCTTCGACCATCGAAAGGGGGTTGCGTAAGTAGGCTGTATGTGTGATGCGGTTCGGACATTTGATTTCGATTGCCCGATCGAGTTTTGTTCCTATTATCCCGTCGGGTGATAATCCGGCTATGCCGTTATTCATTTCTATCCATCCGTATTGTTCAACTGTTACATTATGGACTCTTTCGTATTCGGCACGGGCTAGGGGTTCGTACATATTACCCCGTTCCATATCCCGTGATGTAAATGCTTCTTCGTATTCGTAATCTTCGAATCGGGCTGAAAGCAGGTCGTTATAGATTGCCGATTCGTGGACGGGTTTAGAAACCATTAAATGCTTCAACGCAGAGCCTCCTATTTTGCCGTATTTAAGCATGAACCATTCATCGGACTGCTGTTGTAAATCTTTGTATATTTTCATCGCAATACGGCTTTTAATTCGTCTTTAACGGCTATGATCTTGGTATCGCTGCGGTGTCGAAGGTTCTGAAAGGTATCTTTAAGCTCGTTCAGGGTTTTACATTCTCTTAGTTTTGCTTCATCGGCTGCAATCTCACTGTCAAAGGTTTCCTGTTTGGGGGCAATGGGTCTGACCCGCAGACATTCTACGGTTTCCCCTGCTACTTTTGTGGTAGTGGGATAGAGGGTAATCTTTTTTCCTTCCCAATCCTCGATATAGGGTGATCCGTGAATCTTGGTAATGATTTTTGCGTTGGTGCGGTTGACGATAAAGGGTTTTTGCCCTTTGAGGGAGGCGACGGTGCAATCTTCTTCCTTACCGTTTTCGCCTTTTACCCGCTTTACTTCTACTTTTACAATTTCTACGGTCAAGTCCTGCCCTTGCAGGGAGTAAGCTCCGATGTAATCGAGATTGACTAATTGTTTCCAATGGGTTTTTTCTGACATGGTTATTTGTTTTTGGTAATTTGTTTTAAGCAATATTCGGTGTACTGTTCGAGTTGTTGCGGTGTGAACCAGAACATTACTGCTGTGTCGGATTCTGCGTTTGTTGTGGAGTAATCTTCGCAGAGCTTTTTGGCTTGCTCTTGGAATTTCTGGAAGTCTTTTTTGGTTGCCATTGATAGTTTCTTGTGTTTATTTTATCTAGTTCTAATAATTGTTTGCGGGAAATATAAATTGTGGAATTTGGGTTTTCACTACTTGTCATTTGGTCTAATAATTCCAGTTCGATTAGTTTTTCGACCCGATCACGATTGCGAATAGTATATGCTTCGGATTTACTGATAAGGTCGGTGTCTAAATTCCTTTTCCTTTTTCGTTTATATTCTTCATATTCATAAAATGCTGCGAGAAAACCTTCTTTAAGTGCTTCTTTAAAGCCATCGAATATTGCACTTCTGATATTCACATACGCATTTCCTTTAAAGAAATCAATTGCTCTTTGAATGCCTTTTTTCTTGGGTTGCCGTCTCATTTATTATCTGTATTTTAACATATTATAAAAAATAATCTTAGGTGTATGGGACAAAAAAAGGGCGTACTAAATTCAATTAGTACGCCCGAAGGTGTTAGTGTGTATAAAGTTGATTGGTTGTGGTGTTATGTCTTATAAAAAATGCTCCCCATCTTCAAATCTGATTTCTTGTAAATCGTGCCTGTTGGTTATAAATGCGTTCCATGCAATAGCTATATAGCTTGTTTTCAAACTATCCGAAAGTCCAGACCGCTTCACATATTTTCTGTTTTTATCTCTCTTGCCTGAATTTCTCGCATTGACGAGCCTACGGCGGACTTCTTCGATAGATATACAGATACACCTTTCGATAGATGCAAATTGATTGAAAAAAGAGTAAACTTTTTCAGGCTCATGCCCTTTATGCTTGATTAGATAGGATATAAAACCGCAATAATCTGTTGTTGTCAGGATATTGTATGCCGAGTTCAGTTTAATGCCTTTTTGCAATATTTCGTCATATAATTCTTTATTACATCTGTATTCATTTAATTGATCGTTAGGTGTGATCTTTTGCCTTTTTGAAGATATGTTATAGTCAAGAGTGTGCCTTATTAATAGCATATACCTCTTTGTTAGTGCGGCTAACTGAACATGGTATTGGTAGCCGCTTATTTTGAATGTGTCGGAGGCAGTCCGTGTACGCTGTGTATCAAGAATTTCAAACGCCCTTTGATCTACATTACAGATGGATAATAGATTTTGAGGTTTCCCTGATTCAATGATACTTAGTAATCGCTGCTGACCGTCGACCATATTCATATTTTCATCGAATTTAATCGCTAATCCGCTTCTTTCAATCCACATGTCACGAATCATTTGATTTGCCAGAAAGCCTATATGTATCTCGTTTACATCCCGATTCTTTATATTATATTTTTCGAGAATTTCTTGTGCTGATTCGGGCGTGACGTGAATAGCCTCTATGTACATATCCAAGAGCCAAGCCCCATTGCCTGTACCAAGACCGATTTGCTTTTCCATGTTAGTTTACTTATTAATTTTATTTAAAATTTTATCATTTTGAACCAAAGGTATTTTATGCTAAAAGTCTGGCATTGATTTAATTTGAAAAGTTTTCGTAAAGAATCGACAGTTTCAAATATTTAAAGTGTATATATTAGAAAATGAGATATTTAATTAGTTGAAAAGTTTTCGTAAAAAGTAGGAACAGTCAGACCTGAACTGACTGTACGCCCGATTCGTATGTTCCCGAAGTATCTGCCGATGCAAATACTCTATATATTTAATCACACAGGGTTTTATTATCCTCCCACCCCAAAGTAAATAGCCATAGGCAGTGTGTATTTCGTTATTTTATGCACAGAACCACTCCACAACCCAATGCGGAAACTGTCGTAACAGGGGTTTGCTTGTCAACATGTCAAAGAGCTTACCAAAGGAAAGAATATTCAATATTGCCTGTCTTTCCGTATTTCTGTTTCTTGTTCAATAGCTTGCCAATATTCAACATTTCTGCCTTCTACCATTTTCAAAATCTCTTTTTTTAATAGGTCGCTGGCTTCTTCGATCAGTACCCATTCTGAATCCAAAATCTCGGCTGTCTGGAGGGTTACTTTATCGTCTTTGCCTGAAAAATCAATAATATACCGAAAGCCAAATAAACAATTGTCAATGTTCTGAGGTATAGGCTCTGCAAGCGACTTCTCAACTAATGATATGGCTATATTCATCACAGAAAGTAGTCCTTGCATTACTCTATTGTATTATTTACATTATTGAAATCTCATTTAATCTCATTTTTTCAATAGAAATGTTTGATATTAAACATATTCTCATTATATTTGCAACAAATGTTACAATTGATATACAAATAAAGCAACAAATGTTGCAATAAGCGATACGTTTATGCAACAAATATTTCATATTTAACTTTATTTACGATTTTGATTACGGATTTTTGATTACGGATTTCTTCAAATATGACTAAACATACAGATAATGAGACTCTTGATTACACTTTAATCAAGAGACATAGAAAAAGGTTGCGTATCACACAAGACGAGTTAGCTTCTTGGATGGGATTGCAACGTATGAGTATTGTTCGTTATGAAAGAGGTGAACCCATTCCCCCCGAATCAAAGAAAAAACTCTTATATTTTCTAAATACGGAAACACAAGAGGAATTGTACGGTAATCCTACTGACGATTACGGAATGGAGTACCAAAAATTGTCGGGAGGAAATTACATATTAAAAATACCTTTTACTCCTGTTTGCCAATACAGCTATTTACTTGATACCTTTGATTTGGGAGATACACAGATTAGCATTGTATTTGATAGAATCAATTCAGGTGCTTATGCTGCTTTTGAGGTTAGAGGGGAAGCGATGGACGATAATAGTCGGTATAGCCTAAGTAATGGGGATATAGCTATCTCTAAAGAGGTAAAGATAGAAGATTTAAGTGAAGAAATAAACCCTAAAGATTTTTGGGTAATATTAATAGAAAACGATATTTTAATTAGAAAGATTAAAGGGTATAATCAAAACGAAAATAGTATTGTTTTTAAAGCTAATAATCCTTCAATTGAATATGCAGATTTCAGTTTGAATGTTTCGGATATTAAGAGAATATACCAAGTTACACAGAGGATAACCAAATTCCTAAATTGA